TTCTTTCATTTCTCTTAAGAAATTTGGTTTCAAACTTTGCACTTGATCGCCCAGCTTAGGAATACTTACAATTGCTACCGTAATAGATGCAATCACAGCGCCCAATACATCGATAGCAATAATTGCATTTAATTTCCAAACGGAGTATAACAATGCTGCAGCCGCCGGACTAATAATATAGCTTATCGACTGCACAGACTGACTATAACCTGCACATTTCGTAAGCTGTTCTTCTGGTACTAAAAGCGGCGTAACCGCATTGAGAGCCGGAGAATGAAAAGCCGTTCCAATGCTGCGGATAAACAATACTACCATAACCATCCATACAGATAACTCCGTATACAATGCAACAATAGCGAGCACTGCTCCAGCTGCTGCTATAATTAAATCAGCACCAATCATTATCTTCTTCCTATCATGACGATCCACTAATACACCAATGGCTGGTCCAAAGACCGCATAGGGTAAAAACCCTACTAGTGAAGCCATAGACAAGACCATCGCAGATCCTGTTTTTTCTGTAAGGTAGAAAATTATCGCCATTTGCAGGATGGCACTAGTGATTAAAGATACCGCCTGCCCTGCCCATATAGTATAAAACTTAAGTTTCCAATTTATATATTTTTCCATTTCTATTATCTCCTGCATATTATTTTTGCTTAAATTTCTATTTTAAATAGTATTCTAGGCAATAAAAAATGCAGGCCAAAATCCACAATGTGGCTTTGGTCTGCATAACATACAACATGGAAACATTCTTTAAAATGACATAGTTAAATAAAACTATAGTAAAATAGTTTAAACCTCACCTTAACTAATGAATGCTCAATATCGTATAAATAAGCACAACAAAAAAGCCTATCATCGGGATAGATTCTGCCTTTTTTATTGCCAGCTTATCTTAAACGTATTGATGCTGTCATAGTTTCGGTTCCTCCTAAACTCTTATTTGTGTCAGCGTATATTTTAACATAATAAGGTGATATAATCAATACTAAAATATAATATCAGGAAAAACCGCCAAAGTGCGGTCTTTCCATGACTTACGTTTATACTTCTATTTCAATCCCCGACTTAAACCTCACAACCACGTTGTTTTCAAATATAGTTGCTTTCTCAACTAATAGCCTTACCAGCTCTTCATCGTAACCAAGAATCTTGTCAGCGTGATTTTCTATGAATTCCATCATCTCTGTAATTCGGTCTTTTTCGCCTTGGCTTTCCGCTTCCTCTGTAAGGATAGTTTGCTTTCTTTCGCTAAGTGCCTGTATTTCATCAGCAAGGCTTTCATAGTCTTTGCCCGAATTAGCATAGCTAATGAGTTCCATCTGTTTCTCTTCCATTTGCTTGTCAATGTTGGCAATGGCTTGTTCATTGCTCTCGCAGACCACCGATTCTATATTTTCTCGTAAAATCGCAATCATCGATTCGCCACCGCCAAGAACCTGGTTAAACGCCTTTGCTACTGCGGAATGGAGGTCTTCCTCCGAAATTGTCCTTGATGTGCAACCTTTAGGTCCCTCTTCCAATCGTGTAACACATCTCCAAACCGTAGACTTCTTTCCACGGTTGTTCCAATAAGTCCGTCTATATATGTCTCCGCAATAACTGCAAAAGGTGATGGAGGATAATGCATACTTACTGCTATATATCCTTCTTTTTCCGTCTTTGCCTTTAAACAAAAGACTTCTGCGTTTCATTTCTTCCTGCACCTGCAGATATAGTTCCCTTGGAATGATAGCCTCGTGATTATTCTCGACATAATACTGGGGAACGATGCCTTCATTCTTAACACGCTTTTTTGTTAGGAAATCCACCGTGTAGGTTTTCTGTAACAGTGCATCTCCCATGTACTTTTCGTTCTGCAGTATCTTTTGGACTGTTTCCGGTCTCCATTTCGGATTGCCCGCCGCTGTGTAAATTCCGTCTTTCATCAAACCCTTACAAATTCCTGCGAGGCTCTCGCCCTCAAGGTACTCTCTGAAAATTCGCTTTACAACCTCAGCTCCCTTTGGCTCAATAATAAGGTTTCCGTCCTCGTCCTTTGTATATCCAATAAATCGGTTATGGTTGACCTGCACTTTGCCTTGTTGGTATCTGTATTGAAGACCAAGTTTAACATTCTGTGAAAGTGACTGACTTTCCTGTTGTGCTAAGGATGCCATAATGGTAAGGAGCACCTCACCCTTGGCATCCATTGTATTAATATTTTCCTTTTCAAAATATACCGGAATGTTCTTTGCCTTTAAGTCACGGATATACTTAAGGCAATCCAAGGTATTACGAGCAAATCGGCTGATGGACTTGGTAATAATCATGTCAATGTTGCCCGCCATGCATTCATCTATCATACGGTTAAACTCATCACGCTTTTTCGTGTTTGTGCCAGAGATACCATCATCTGCAAAGATGCCTGCAAATTCCCATTCAGTATTTTTCCTAATGAAATCTGTGTAATGCTCCATCTGAGCCTCATAACTTGTAGCCTGTTCATCTGTATCCGTAGAAACACGACAGTAGGCTGCAACTCTGAGTTTCGGTATATTTTCTGTTGATACTGTATTTCCAACCCGTTTTCGAGCCGGAATGACAGTAACATTTTTGCCTACATTTATATTAGCCATCACTCCACCTCGCTTTCTATCAGGCCGTACATATATTCAGCTTGTACAAAAGGATCATCAAAAAACTTCGTCTGCCTGCTCATTTTAAATCTTGTTTGTGGAGTGGGAGGTAATGGCTCTCTATATTCCTTTATTCTTCCAAGAGCCAGTGCCCGTCTCCGTATTTCATTGTTTGCCTTATTAAAAACTTCGCTATCAACAATGGAAGGGTAATAATCATCCCCAACATAACGCTCATTTTGTAGCATTCTCTTTGCTGAAGCGTGGTACAATTTAAGTCCTGCTTTTTCGGCAGCCACTGTAAGAGCCAACCCAGAGTTATAACCTTCAAAGAGTTCTTTTACTTGACCTGCTGCCGTTTCATCTATAATTGCCTTACCGCCTTCAATGCGGTAACCATATGGTGTATGTGTCATTAATCCACCAGCCTTTCTTTTAAGGAAAGACCGCATTTCATTTTAAATACAATCTCCTCCCTGGAATTTACAACTATCTCATCTACAAAATCCTCAAAAACATTATCGTTAAATTTCAATGCCATTCTGTTTCTGCTACAGAACCTTATGAGCCTTTGGGTTTCATCTATCTTTGATGCATTACCGCTTACCGCATAAGATATATGTTTTTTTTCTGTGGCAAGCCGAGCAAACTCACTTAATAATTCGGTATTCTGCTTTGTAAACAGTCCCGGATTTAAAAGTCCCTTTGACATAAGTTCCATAAGCACATTACGCTGATTTTCGTTCTTCTCAATCCGTTCCTCAATTTCAGTTATCTTCTTTAGATAAGCTTTCTCATCAATATTTCTCAACCCTTGCATAAAGGGTTTGAGTAGCATATCACAAGAAAAAACCAGCTTGTTTAGCATAGTTACAAATGCAGCCTTAATATCTTCATCTTTGATGAACTTCATTGAGCATTTAACTGTGTGATCTATGTGTTTTGTACAGCACCAGGCGATATACTCGTTCTTTCCGGAATAATGAATACGTCTTTTGAAACGGGAACCGCACTCTCCGCAGGTTATTTTGCCGGAGAATACATACCGCTTTTGGTATTTGCCTTCCTTTTTAAGAACACCCTTTTCCTTGCCACGTTGCTCCATAATCGATTGTGCCTTTTCAAAATCCTCATGGTTGATAATAGCCTCATGATGATTTTCAAGAAGGTACTGATTTTCTTCGCCGTAGTTTATATGGCGGTTAAATTTGCTGTCTGTATAGGTCTTTTGAAAGATTACATCTCCGGTATATTTTTCGTTCTTAAGAACACCTTGAACCGTTGACGGATGCCATATTGTACCTCGCTTTGATGGAATGCCTCGCTCATTTAATTCTTTGGCTATGAGAAAGGCTCCTTTGCCGTTAATACACTCTCTAAAAATGGTGCGAACTATTTCCGCCTCCTCAGGCACAACCTCCATCTTGCCATCAGCATTTATGTAACCGTATGGCGGGTAGGAAATTATAAAAGTGCCGTTTATAAAGCGTTTCTGAATAGCCCATTTACTGTTTTGTGAAATGGAAACAGACTCGCTTTCGGCAAGACCGCTTAGTATGGAGAGCATTAACTCACTTTCCATAGAACCTGTATTAATGTTTTCTTTCTCGAATTGAATGAACACACCAACATCAATCAGTCTTCTTACCATTTCCAAGCAGTCGGTTGTATTTCTTGCAAAACGGCTGATTGACTTTGTAAGAATAAAATCAATCTTGCCTTGCTCAGCATCTGCGATCATATCCAAAAGACCGGTTCTGTTATCTTTCTTAGTACCGCTCAAACCTTCATCATAATAAAGACCTGCAAAATCCCATTCTGGGTTCAATTTAATGCAACTTTCGTAATGCTCTTTCTGAGCTTTTAAACTTACCAGCTGTTCATCACTGTCAGTAGATACTCTGGCATATGCAGCAACACGAAGTTTTCTCTTTGAAGTAGCTGCTGCATTATCAACTTTGAATATCTTTTTCATCATCTCACCTCGCTTTCGGTATATGACATATTCGCTCTAAAAGCCAGTAATAGCAAGTGTTTTAGGACATTATCTTTGCTAAAACAGGTGAGAATTTTTTAAGATTCAACTCTGTAATTTTGTCGAATTCATCCAGTGAAATTAAACCCGCAGATAAAAGCTGTTTGAGTAGTTTTTGAGCCATATAATAATCAGCCTCTTTCTGCATTTGGCTATTAGTCATCTTTATTGCTTCACCATGTATTTGGCTGTTGTCTGTGACTTGAAAAACATTCATAAAAAAACACCTCCTACCTGGTAGCCACGGCGGGAGGTGAAATCTGATGTTTTTTCTAATCTTTTTTATAGAAGTCGCATTCATAACCATCGGCATTAAGGAGCAGCCCCTTTGCCCAGGGAGGAACTCTGCCCATCTGTTCACACACTGCGTCAAGTGACATTCGAGGGTCTGCCTCAATAATTACTTCATCATGCACATGAGCCACTACGCTACAAGTTCGGAGTGTTTTCATGGCGTACATCAAAATATCACGGGAGATTGCTTGAACAATATTCTCTACAAATTTGGGTCCATAACTTTCGATTCTTTCCCATTTCTTTGTTCCACCTATACCTTCATAAGTCACAGACTCACCACCGAAGATATTTTCACCGATACGAGGTTTTACATAGGCAAGTTGTCTGCCGGAAGGAAGAACTATGAATAACATTCCGCTCATGCAATGAAACTCAATGTTATTAGTTTTCTGTGACTTATTTTCCTTGATGCATTTCTTAACAACAGAGTCAACATCCCACCAGAACTTTACGATGTTTGGATTGGATGCTCTCCAGGCATTTACAAGGGGTTTCAATTCTTCCTCTGCAAGGCCCATCTCCAATGCACCCATAGCCTTTAATGCACCGACTGATCCGCCATATCCAAGTGCTAATTCTGCTATTTTTCCTTTTTGCCTTAGATGACCGTTCACACCATGCTTTTCAACAGGAACTCTAAACATCTGAGATGCAGATGCACAATAAATATCACCACCGCTTGCGAATACTTCGTTTCGCCATTCTTCACCTGCAAGCCATGAAAGCACACGAGCCTCAATTGCAGAGAAGTCTGCAACAATAAACTTACATCCTTTCTTTGGCACAAAAGCCGTTCTTATAAGCTGCGAAAGTGTATCTGGTATATCTTCATAAAGCATTTCGAGAACTTCAGAGTCACCACTTTTTACGATACCTCGTGCCTCTTTTAAATCCAGGATATGGTTTTGTGGTAGATTCTGCAGCTGCACTATTTTTGAGCTGAAGCGCCCTGTCCGATTAGCGCCCAGAAAAGTAAACATGCCACGAATCCTGCCATCACTGCAGACTGCATTTTCCATTGCAGAATATTTCTTAACAGATGACTTTGCCAGTTGCTGACGGAGTTTAAGCACCTCAGCTAGATGCTCTGGTGCGTCCTTCAATAGTTCTGCCACAGCCTTTTTACCAAGGGTATCTGTTTCCACTCCATTTTCAGAGAGCCACCCTTTCATCTGTTGCAGTGAGTTTGGGTTATCAAGTTCTGTTACTTTCTGCATCTGATCGATCAGCTTGGTGCGTGATACCTCATCCATAGTAATGGCCTGTATTACAAAGTCCATATCTACCTTGATGCCTCGATCGTTAATTCTCTCACTCAAATGGTATTCATCCCAGATGAAATCTGGCACAGGGAATTTAATCAATTTCTGCTCAATCTCCATCTCTGCCTCGACATCACGTATGTTATAGGATTTGAATCTCTCCCATTTGTCTGGATCGTCAGATGGTAAATTTCTTATGCGGTTTCTATTTGTCTTAGTCGGGCTACAAGGAGAACAAAAGAAACGAATCAGATCTTTACCTTCCATCATTTTTTGCTTCCCAAGGCCAAGAACCGCACCCACACCTACTAATGATAACGGCAGCCCCATATATGCTGCCCATGTCATTGTGCACCTCCATGATTCAGGAGGAATATACTTACCCACTGGGTATCCCAGAAAGCGTGAGAAGCATATCCGCTCAAAGGAAGCATTATGAGCATATTTTATAACATTATCATCTTCTATTGCAGAAAGTATTACTGGTGGTATCTTTTCACCGCGGGCTAGATCGATTATTTTAACCTCACTTCCGTCTGTGGAATAGGCAAAGAGCAGTATTTCAAAATCATCTGCCTGAACATAACGATACACACCACACTTTGCTAAATTGACGCTACTATAAGTTTCAATATCACAATGTAATGTTTTTATTTCAGCCATGCATATCTATCTCCATTCTTTATTTTGCTTATAGCCTGATGCCCCACACCATACATCTCTCCTAGCCGAGTGCAAGTAAATCCACAGAATAATCCAAATCGTATTCCTTCAACATCATCCGTGGTAAGTTTCTTCCATGCCTTGCCTTGGCGATAAACATCATAAACATTTTCAGTCTGCGTATCATATCGAAGGTTCATTAGACGATTATCTTTTGGATCCCCGTTTGCATGAAGTACATACATACCATCTCTTTCACCTACAAAAGCAGCCATAACCAAATGATGAACTGCAAAGCTTTGTCTTGGATCATTTAGGACAACCATTTGATAATTACCTCGATTTCCGGGTCGAAGTATTCTTTCCTTTAATAAATAATCAAACTCGCCATTCTGATTACTACTATGAATTACACGTTCAAGACTCTTTATTCTGCCCTCACTGCTTGCCTGGTACTTCCCCTCATATCCGGGTATGTCTTTCCATATTTCATCCATTTAATATACCTCCGTTCCTAAAAAAGCAGGTGGCAGAGGAAATCCCCCCACCACCGTAAATTGGCCTTTTCTATTAGGCAAGGAAGTCATCTTCTGCAAGAGTTGTAAAATCATCTGCTGCAGAACTCTTTCCACCAAGAGGCTCGCCATCTTTAATCTTTTGAATGTTGCCAAGCCCACAAGCCACACCTTTATTTCCGTTGGAATTGAATGCGAAAAAATTCAGAGAAACCCTTGCAAAGCAGCCGCTGTATACCTCACCACGATCAATGATTGGCTTTACACTCTTGTCCACAATTTGGGGAGCGGTTTTGCTGTTAGCATTGATAAAATAATGCCCTTTATATGCTTCGTCATCGCGCTCCACATCCCCATCACGCAGAGGAATTTTTATTGCAGCCTTGTTGGGCTTCTTGCCACCAAACTTTGCGATACCTTCCTCGATAGCGGCATCAATTGCAGCATTTACTGCGTTAATGGTTTCTGTATCGTCCTTGGGGATGAGTACAGATACACTGTACTTTTCAGCACCACCATTCACGGAAACAGGCTCCCATCCGTGGAAGTAAGAGAGTCTTGTATTTACACCTGTAATAACCTTTGTAATATTGTTCTTCATATTGATCAATCCTCCATAATTTCATTAAATTCATTTTTTGCGTTGGTTAAGTTCATAGTCACTCTTTTATCTGTTTTTGGAACAAGCGTTGGTTTGCCGGGTGGTTTTACTAGGAGGCTTCCTAAGATTTCCTCAAATTTGGTTTTACCCATCAGTTTCTGCATCTCTGTCAAAGGAATAAGGCTTTTACGATAAATGTCCTTATATCCACTTTCTACTGCTTTTTCTGCTACAGCATTCTCATCTTTGTACTTACGAACTGAACGACCTTCCACAACCTTAAAACCATTCCACTCTTTCCCATGGTTAACTGCTGCATCTGTGGCATAAGCAGTTACTTCATTGGCCCACTTTGTGAGATCAGGAATAATGTATAGAATTTCTTCAATCTCACTATCTGTAAGCAGTGGTGGCATCTTAAACTCTTTCTGTGCCAGTTTGAGCTTTTCATCGGCCCTTGCACGGCATCTGGTGGAGGCTCTACAGAAAGTACACCATGGGCCAGGGATATATTCACCTTCCCCTTGATAGGCTTTTGCTGCCTTTGGTTTTAGTTCTTCTTCTGCCCAGGATTTAAGTTCTTCTACCGGAACAGTCCAGGTGCTGACGTTTTCTCTTCGCGGCTGAAAGATCGTCATTGATACTTCTTTGATGTCGTAGAGACTGTCATAGATTTCAAGAGCCCCTAACGCATAGAGTTTCATCTGCGGATTGTTTTCTGCGTCCACAAGGACTCCAATCCCGTATTTGAAATCCACTATGTGAAGCTTGTCATCTGAAATGATTACACAATCTCCCGTACCAAATCCATCTGGCACATAGCAAGAGAAGTCAAGGCGTTGTTCAATAAGAACGATAGGGTCAGTACAAGACTTTCTTGCAAGTTCTACCTGCTCCATGATGAAGGCAACATAGTCATCTGTGCATTCTTCCATTTCATCTGAATCATACTCTGACACGGGCCTCTTACTTCTGATGTGGAGAGCCTTTTTCAGTTTGTGTTCTGAGAGTTCATGTGCTGCAGTACCTGCTTTTGCCGCCTCTCCGCTGGTGTTTTCAAACTCAAGCTCAAGCCTTGCAGATGGCGAGCAGTGAAGCCATCTGTGGGATGAAGATGCAGATAGAATTGCGTGATTACCCATTACCAAGAACCTCCGCATCTTTCAAGATGTCAGCGTAATATGCCTTGTCAACAGCACTAAGCTTATCAGTGCCATACTTCCCGATAATCTCTCGCACCTGCGCAGTAAAACCAAGCTGGCTTTTTTCAGCAAGAACCATGCGCACTTTTTCAAGTGGGATCTCCGGTTCTTTCGCTGGCTCTGTCTTTGTGGCAGGAACTTCTTCAGGAGCAGCATTGCTTTCGATCATTGCCTCGCAAACCACTTCTATGCTGTCTGCAAGACTTCGCATGTCGTTTACCACATCAAGTAGTAACTTTATTTTGCTCAAATTCATTTCCTCCTTTCCTAGTCTCACAGATGGCAAGTTCCTCGACACTGTCCCCTGGAATAAGAATTGTTACACGCTGTTTATCTCCAAGGAGGAAACGTAGAATGCGTTCCCTTACGGTGATATTACGGCAAGTAACGATTCCGCCTGTCTGTGGCTCTTTTGAAACACTGATCTTTAGGTTGTGTTTCATATCTTCACCTCTTTCAGAAGGGTCATTATTTGCTCCCCACTATCTGGTAGCCGTGGGAGGACTGGAAATCTGACGGTTTTATGAAATTACATAAAAATAATGCCCTTAGAAGTTTGAAACCTCCAAGGGCATTACGCTTGTCTATTCTATTTTAATAAAAGCATCTATAAAGCCTGCAGCTTTTACCTTGGCCAGCATAGCATCAGCATTGGACTTAACGCTGTATGCACCGACCTGAACCTTATAAAGCTTTTTAGTCTCTGATTCAGGAACGGTCAGCAGCTTTTTAACGTCAGCCCTGAAAGTATCCATACTCTTTCCATGCCTAGAAAACCAGTGCCGAGGGTCTCCATGATTGCTGGCGATCTTCTTTTGATAGCCTTCATAGTGGCCGATGATGTTTTTCTCCGTCAGGTCATAGAGTTTGCAAAGGTGAGCACAAAGTTCCGTGGCTTCTTTATAAACTGCACTGAAGTATGATGAATCCGAAAGATTGTCTTCACAGATCTCAAATCCGATATGACTATCGTTTGCGTCACCACCTGCATGCCAGCCCCTATGTTCCCAAGGCAGCGTCTGATAAGTTGCGATGGAACCATTTTTAAGCTTTCCAATAAATGCATGAGCACAGACTTGTTTACCACCGGGTCTAAGCTGATTCCAGTGGTTATTATGCTGGTTTTCTCCCAGGAGACCATCATCAGGTCCAATATATCTGCGTAGATATGGGTTGTTGGCTCCAGTGCTGTGGACCATGATGCCTTTTGGTTTGATTTTCTGACCTACTTTATAACATTCATTTTCTGTAAGGATTAGTTTTTTAAGGTTCATTGATTTTTCCTCCTACGTTTTTATCAAATCTATGGAAAATAAAAACGCCATAGGTCTCTGCCTATGACGCTTCTACTAAAATAAATACTCTTGTTCCATTATGTCGTCTTCATTTAAATCCCTTGTTTCATTCTCTTTCCCGCATACTGGGCATGTTCCATAATAATCTCTAAAAGTTAAACTCCCTTCCAAGTGCATCCGATACTTTTGTAAGAGTATCGTCGCCCCACAATGGCATTTCATTTTCGTCACTTTCATCCCCTCCCAAAAGTATTATACGAAGAGAGAGAAAGTATATTCAGCTAATCTAATTTTTCTTCATCAAAAATCTGATCGCTGTTTTCGTGCCATAAGAAATCTAGAGTTTTCTTGCAGCTCGGACATTCCTCTTGATAGTTTCTCAGCACCATGTTGTCACTGTTGAGTACTTTGTAATTGATGACACACAGTGGTTCTTTGCAATAACTACAATTTATAAATACCATTTGAACACCTCCATAACTTACATATGCAGAAAATGTTCAAATGGCAAAACAAATAATTACTTTCTTCCGGATTTATCACCACCATCCGGATTTATCACCACCATCTTTAAGTTGTTCTAATATATCGCGGAGCTTCTCTGGAACAGGTAGTCCTAGTCTTGTAGCGTTTTCAATGATACTGATTCCTTCATTCGACAGATAGAAGAAAATCACTGCGGTTCTGAGAACACCACCATCACCGATGATATTCTGATCAATGATATGTGCTACCCCAACTAAGGTGAAGATAACTACTTTTTTAAAGATACCTCTTGCACCAACGTCACTGGATAAATGCTTCTCAACAATACCGCACATGACGCCAAGAAGATAATCCAAGACTACAAATGCAATTAGAGCATACAAAAATCCATCGTATCCTCCTAAAAGCCACCCCAACCAGCCCCCAATACCAGCAATAACCATTTGTGTATATGTCCATATTTCTTTCATCAGTTTCCCTCGCTTTCATTTTTGTGTATAAAAAAACACCCTAATCAAAAGGTGTTAGTTCCTATTCATAAACCCTGCTACTACTTGTTTTATCCTTTGTGATCTTCCCGATGTAGTCACTAAGTCTACCCTTTCCAAGTCTTCCTCCGCTATCCACTGTAAAATCGGTGTAGAATCCATCTTTCCCAAACTTATGAGTGATTTCAGTAATAAGTCCAAGGCTAGAAGTACCTTTATCGCTTACAATTACTGCTTCATCGCCTAGGATAAGCTGTGGTCTAAATGGACCGGTGAAACTCTCGATCTTCCCGACATACTGAAGTCTTAAAGCTATTTGGTTTGCATAGCGCTCTGCATCGCTTACTGAAGTTCCTTCAGGGACATTCACGTAGAGAGTTTTGTTAGCCTGTAGATTCCAACCGGTATAGGTTTCAACTTCCCGATAAACTTTAAGAGAGAAGTCTTGGTTGTGGACGCATACTCGTCTGTAGGCTTCTTGATCATCTCGAACGATGCTTCTTGTAAAAATATCCTTATTTCTATAGAAAGTGTAGGTTGTATTTCTTGTAAAACCAGCATAGTTTGAGGAACCAATTACAACCGTTCCATCCACCAGTTCTTTTAATTGCCAACCATCTAAAGCTTTTAGTATCTCCATGATTCCTTCAAGACAGCTCATTTTCGCATCAAACTGATAACCTGCAGACGTGCTGGAGTTTTCCACAAGCATCTCATCTGAGCTGATATTCGCCCTAAACAGAATATCCTTTAAAATCTCATGGAGCACCATGTAGGGGTAGGAGTTCTCCTCATCAAAACTCTGATCTCCTAGCGCTTTTCCGATGATGTTTCTACCATCCACACTGACAGCTTCGGATAGAAGAGAAAAATTGCTTCGATCCACATAGAATACGCCCATTGGGTAAGGTTCACTATCTCCCATAACTAGTTCAAACTCCACCTTGCTTCCTGGTGAAAGAAGGCTTGATTCTTCTGAAATGGCCACATTACCTTCATACTCAGGGTTTTCATTTATGGGATTATCAAGACTTAAGGTAAAGGAGGCGATCGGGGTATCCATGGAATGCTTAATGGAGCCGCTATTGAGGTATCTTTCCATTTCAAAGGCAAACTCATAGATCAACAGCTTGTGGGCATCAGAGGTTCTATAACTTCCCACCACACCAAATCCCTGAAGAATTTGAAGCTCCAGCTGCTTGATTGTAACATCAGGACTGATCTTTATTGGAGCGAGCCAGGTGGGAGAGCTGTACTCCCCGTTTAATTTTTCAGAAGGCTTTCCATAAAGTTCCTCACCAGTCAGATAAAACAGCTGTCCTTCTGTCTTTGGAAACTGCAGAAAGTCAGGGTATCTTCCCTGACCAACTATTCCCGTTGTAGAGAAAACAAGTTCCAACTAAACCCCCTCCCCAAGCACAAGAACAGCCTCTGCGTTTAGGAGATAATTGGTCCCCTTAGGTATCTCGTTGATGTGGTGCCTCTTTATAAGCACGATATCTCCTTCTTGAAGAACTGTTGTGTTGAACTTCATCATTGGAAGCAGGTAGCTTTGCCAGTCAAATAGTTCCATACTTCCATATCCTTCTGTGATGTAACAATTGATTCTCAAATACTTCTGAGTGGTGTTGATATGGATGTATCTATAGGTAGTTTCATTGGAGCTATATCCTAATCCGGTAACGTAATTGACCCATGCATCACCAAGATTATCCTTTGTGGCAAAATCATAGTAGCTTCTGGCATACCCTTGCCTTGTCTGAAAGCTGATAACAAAATTAAAGCCTTCCTCTGAATAAAGCTCAACCATCCCGCATTGTCTCGTACTACTGATTGTTCCAGTGTGGAAGTAGTGATTATTGATAACCTCAGTCCATTTTGCATAGGATGTTGGTATAGAAAGAACATCAAGAAAACTAAATTCTTCGTTCGAATAATTAAAATCTCCAAATTCCGTGAAGTAGTGGTCTGTGATCACATTGCCATTAACTTTTACTTCTTCAATATCAGTGTTTTTGAAGTTAAGAAACAGCTTATTCGCTGCAGCTTCCTCAGCAGAAACCACATACTCATAATACATCTCTCCGTCGTAGGCCACAGGTAATGAACCAACACCAGACCAGATCAACCTATCCACAGGGATGTCCAATTTTCTGTCCTTAAAAGTCTTACCAAAGTATCTGCTGCCTGTAGCCTCAATCCCAAGAACTGCATAATTGCTGAACTGACAATTGAGCTTTCTGGTTCTTGCAACAGCATCTGTGGTAACTGTGGCACTCATAGCAACATTGGGCTGGCATCTGTACTTACTAGTTGATATGGCCAAAGTATTTGGTGGTACACTTCCTGCTCCCGCCAAATAATCTCTTAATGTATTTTCCCATGCTCCTCCATCAGTAAATTCATCAAACTCAACAAACACCGTGGCATAGATATCTATGATTCTTACCGGGGTCTTTTCTATGGTTAGTTGATTTCCTTCTGCGTCTGTTATCATGGCGTGGGTGTTTATACTAGTTGTTGTTTCGCTGATACCAACCTCTGTGAGAATATTTCCGTTAAATTCAGTCGCTTCAAGCCTTATGGATTTGGTCCATTTAGATACAGGAAATGCCCTGATCAGCTCTACGGTGGAGCAAGGTTTATTGCCCACTCTGTTAAAAAGTGATGTTCTGGTTGGATCCATGGTTCCACTACCAGTGCCAAACACGATCTGGTCAAAGTAACTGCTAAAAGCCACAAGTCTGGTATAAATCCTATCAAGGACCATATTTTCAGCTTGGCCTTTTAATTCCACTTCACCCGTCTCCACATGGGTTACTACGATGTCAAATCTATTGTGAAACTTGGGTTTTATCTCTGTCCTCATGCTCATTCCTCCTATGGATTTTCAATACTTGAGTAGATTAGCTGGGTTGTTATGGTAAGTCCCACAACTCGAATTCTTTCAGAAAGGTCAAATATATCGTGATAGGTTATAGGGACTAGAACAGTCAAAGTATTTACGGAGACTGTTAGTATTTCTTCGATTCCAGGATTGGGGGAGGGGATGAGCTCTGTTGGATAAAAGCCTACTGTAAAGTCCTCCAAAGCTCCACCATATCCGATGAGGTTTCCAAGCTGACCTTTGTACTGAATGGTTATGTTACCTTCTACTTCATCAAAGGCTTCCTGGTAGTTATCATGCAAGGTAATTAGAAGGGTATTTTCCTCAGTAGGATGATGCTCGATTTTCTTAATAGCGTAGTCTACTTCCTTAAGCTCTCCACCAACAAAGTCTCTTTGAAGTCCACTTACCTTAATAGCTTTTTCTTCATGAACAAATGCCTCTATCTCATAGATATAAAGGTAGCTTGAATATCTGGTGGTTATGGTCCATCTGTGGTAAAGATAAGCATTGGAGTATTGCCAGTAATATTCCTTCCAACCTTGCGTATCCTCACTTGTTCCAGTAAATAGATCCGTCCAGTTGACTCCATCATCACTACCTTGAACCTTGAAATCCTTTGGTCTATAGCTGCTCCCCAAATACCACCTGAAGCCTCCAAGTCTTATGGGTCTTACTGTACTTACCTGAATCCATTGCTCACCTGAAGTCCTTGTATACCACATGGAGGAAGTAGATCCATCAAAGGCATTGGAAGGTGGGTATGAAGCAGAATAGGTACTACTTGCCCCGTAGAACCCAAATAGGTTTACGAACCTCCCAACGATAAAGGGTAGTTTAGGCAGTATCTCAAGGTTTCCCATCACCCTGTCACTAAATCTAATGGCAATCTTCTTTCCTTCACTCTTACTCATTCCACACCTCCTCCACCACAGGTAGCGGTATCTCTATTGGCACTAGATTAACTGGTGTAAACTCTATAAAGAAGTCATCCATCATCAGACCAAGCTGTGTTTTAAGATTCTTAATGGTGAGTCTAACACTCCCTTGAGCATTGTTCATACCAACCAGAGTCTCCTCGGATACTGAAACTTGATACTTGTTCCCTCCAAGATGGGTCACACCACCAACTGGGATCACCATTCCAAAGTACATATCCTCCAGAAATAGGTTAACCACCTGTAGTTCATGCATGGGGTAAAGAGTTTCAAACTGTATGGTTCTGCCCCAGTCGCCGTTTCCATCATCAAGGTTCGCAATCCATAAAAACTTATTATAAACATCATGAAAAATGTGTTCTAAACCCGCTGAATAGGGAGAGTAGACCCTAATGGTTTCTGCAGGTTCAAACACATCATGATAGGTAATCTTTATGAGTTCTGTCTTTGACTTCTCCAAATATGGCTTTATGGTTTCTGTTGCTATGGCCATACCTGCCCAGTTTCTCTCTGTGACCATCCAGTGGATGTTACCTAAGGAATCCTCAATTGTAAAACCCATTCTAAAGTCATTTGTGATAAACATATTTAAAGATATGGCAGTTGCAGTGAATTCCACAAGTTGTCTTTCAGGCTCCCACACATTTGTAAAGTCCACAGTCTGACAGTAGCTTGAATAATATACCTTCCCATCGGTTTTAATATAGGAAACGATGATCCCCTGGTCCTTGTCCGGGAAGTTCACATTCTTCCAGCCTCTTATGGCTTTAACTTTCGTAACCGAGGAGGCAATCTGTCTTTTTGTCTCATTTAAATCCCACAGCTGACTCCATAAGACTCCATCTGAATCTACCCAGAAAATAAAGGGCTTCTCATCCGTTGCAAGTCTCCATTTTCTTCTATGAAGCTGCCAGTTTCCGTTAAAGGCTATGGCCACAGCACTTCCTTCTCCAAGTTCAAACTGCTGAACCCATCCAAGTTTAAAGTAGTCAGGATATTTTCTAATTGATGTTTTAACGATTCCACCTTCTATATGAATCTCATAGATGCTGTCTGGAGATCCATAGGGAACCCTTCTTCTTGCTGCTAGGGATATATCCCCTAAATTATCTGCTGTCCTTATAGTTTCAACGGTCCAGTAGTCTGAATCCATTACGGTGGTCCTAGCCCTGCTTACCCTTATACTCATCTTTGGATCAGCCTTGTTAGCTGGGGTTTGCTGTGTGCTTGTTAGCTTTTCATTCAAGTGGGGGGTGACGCTTCTCAACTCGACACCTCCTCTTTGAGAACCATTTTAACTGTTCCTTCAAAAAGGCTTTTATCTAAATTACCGTGCGCGAAATTAATCCGTTTCCAAGAAATATTCTCATCGATGTAGACTTCATACTTTTTATCAAGAAAAATCATAACCAGTGGAGTGCCAAAGTCAATTAGAAGGTTAATTTTTTCAGCCTGTTTAAAACTTGATACGATAGTGCCTACTGTACTCTTAAGAGGACTACCTATCACCTGAACATGATAACTTCCGTCCAAGAGTCGATTTACTACACGATTCGAAACATATTCAAAGGGAGAGAGGTCCTTAAGAATCTTTGAAAGGACTTCTCCGTTAGAAGTTTCAAGTCTAATCATCAGATTCTAGCCTCCCTTCTAAACTGGTCCATAATGATTTCAACCACACCAGTTAGCTCATTCTTTGTATTTATCCCTCTAACATCGATAACTCCTGTATGTTGAACTATTGAAGATGTCTCTCTATTAGGATTAAAACCTTGAAGCGAATCATCGATGTTGAGTCTAGTATCAAGATTAAAATTAGTAGGTATTGCTCCCTGTATGTCCTTTTCAATTCCACTCATTGCATCGGTAAATCCTTCTCCAATACCCTCACTCATGTTAGCACCAATGCCAGCAAATACCTTTGAGGGGGAGTTGATGCCAAGAACCTTCTTAACGCCACCAACAATACTGTTGACCATGTTTTTTACTTTTTCTCCAAGCCAACCGATCATTGATGCAATACCATCCCATAAGCCTCTTGCGATATTTTTTCCAACCTCAAGTACGGATGGTATTCCTCTGGTAAGTCCGCTCACAATAGAGAATATGATTTGTGGAAGTTGAGCAACTATCTGCGGAATAGCCCTGATCAAGCCCATACCAAGTTGGATGGTAAGTTGGACACCCATTTCAATAAGTCTTGGTAGATTTGTGGTGATGAAACCAATAATACTGTTGATGATTTGGGGTAAGGCTTCAATTAGTGTAGGGAGAGCATTTAAAAGCCCTTGAGCCAATCCACTGATAATCTGAAAAGCTGCATCCAAGACGAGATTCAGATTATTGATTAAGGTTGTTGCGATTAAGATGACAGCTTCAACCATAGAAGGTATAAGCTCAGGTAAAGCCAAACCTAAACCTTCTACAAGGGCAGTAATGAGCTGAACAGCCGCATCGATTAAAAGCGGCAAATTCTCAATGAGTGCTCCAACAATTGTCATAACCGCATCTACAGCTGCTGGAATCAGTTCTGGAAGTAGGCTCAGTAAGGTTTCCAGAACCTGGCTGAATAAATCCGTTACTGTACTAAGAAGAACTGGCAGAAGGTCTCCAATGGCCATAAGGATCGCATCCATAGCTGTTGGTAGTGCTGTTACCACATTCTCCAGGATCGGAACAATATTGATGACGACTGCCTGAAAAGCATCTACAAGATTTTGGGTTAGGTTTGTCATATCCGCATCTGCATTTCCTAGACCAGCCGTAAATGAACCTAGAGCAGCTTGTAAAAGACCTATGGACCCTGTGACGGTTTGGGTGGACTCTCTGGCAAAGTTCCCAGCATATTGCTCCGTATTTTCAAAGAACATCTGCATGGCCACTTCAGCTTTTTCTGCATTTGTCGCTGATGCCCATGTAAAATCTAGTCCTTTTGCAAGAGCATAGGCTTCGATATTTGTGGCATTCATGGCAACTCCCAAGTTATCCATCATGGTGAAGTTGCCTTTGGCCGCACCGGCAACAGAATCAAGGGCAACCTGCATGTCGATGCCCATAACGGAGGCCATATCTGCAGCTCGTTGCATGGCTTTCTCCGTCAGTTCTAAACTCTTTTGTTGTTCAACACCAGAGCCTTGAAAAAGCGCTCCCATTTTATTGGCTGTGGCCAAATATTGACTCTGGGACACACCTAGATTTTTGTAGGCTTCCTCACCAGTTTTCTGAATAGAGGAAGCGTACTTTCCGAATACTGCTTCAGAACCACCAAGATTCTGTTCAAGCTCTCCAAACTGCTGGACAATCTCAGCTCCAAGTTTTATGGTAGCAGCTCCAGCAGCAAGAGCCACAGAACCCATTGCGGTTCCGATCCCCTTAAGAACTCCTCCAAACTTCTCGAATTTCCCGCCAGCGCCCTCTGCGGACTTACCGGATTCTTCTAATTGCTCTCCCAGGTTTTCTGCTTCTTCTGCTGAATCTTCCAGTTCCTTTTCCATTTTATTCAGATCTGCATTAGCATTATTTAACTGAATCTGCCAGGCTTTTGTTCGCTTATCATTTTCCCCGAAGGACTCTGCTGCATTCTTTAAGGCAGATTCAAGTGTCTTAACCTTGTCTTTTTGAGCATCAATTTCTTTGTTTAAGACTTCATTTCTTGCTGTTACTGCTTGGAGTGATTTGTCTTGTTTATCAAATTGTGATGTCACAAGGTTCATTTCTGAGCCTAGCACTTTGAAGTTTTGGTTTATTTCTCGGAGTGCATTTTTAAATTCCTTTTCGCCCTCGACGCCAATCTTCAGTCCAAAGTCCGACATACTATCACCTCCTTCAGGGCATAAAAAAACACCTCTTACGGTGTTGGGTAGAGTACTTATAGAAATTCTGGTATAACATCATCGATTGTATGATCTACTCTTGGTTTTGATATCCCAGTAAACTGCTTGTGGCACTCCCAAAGGTCCATCAGATAACCAATGGGTAATAGCCATACCTCATCTTCATTTCTATTAAGGTGGGCAGTGCCATAGTAAATGAGTCGGGTAAATAACTCTTGATCACTTACCCGACCACCTCGTTTTTTGATTGTTGACTCTCCACATTCCTTTTTGTGCCTTTCATCATACTGGCCATAATGGCGTTCTTGTAATTAGCCAGGTCAAAGGGAGTGGTAAGAAGGTCCACTTCATCTTCTGTGAGAAGCTCCTTTTTATCATCCTTGTTCCTAATATTGTGGATCAGAATAGATTGGTTGGCCAGAAGAGTGATGAGCCAAACAACCTCTTCGAGTGCCATTTCAAAGTTCTCAGTTTTCATAAGTTTCTCGCCCAAATTCTCAAGACCACCATAGCGCTTGGCAATTTCCTTTGTAGCTTTGGTGGTAAGAATCATCTTAAACTCCGTGCCGCCAATATCAATGGTGGTACTTCGTTCTTCAGCGGCTTCATTAATCTTTAATTTTTCATCTGCCATATTCATTTGCCTCCCATTAGGATACCGTTACTGTGGCCACGTTTGTCGTTACATCACTGGTTCCAACAAGGCTGAGTACACAGTAGTAGTAATAGGTATCGGCCAAGAGATCTGTTGGAATATCAAAGCTGGCCGATGTCTCCCCATTAATGGCAGTACCGCCAGTGGTGCTATCGATGGTATTTTCATACCATTGATAGGTTACAGGGTTTGAGGTGTTGGAATTTGCCACAACAGAAAGGCTTCCAGAAATGCTTCCTGCGGTTACTTCAGTTAAGCTTGCCGGCTCAGTTGTGATGGTTATGGTTGGGGTTACGGCTGTAAAGTCTGGTTCATATACGGATGTGAACCAGCTTGTAATAGTTGATACCGATACACCATTATCTCCTTCAGTAACTTCCGCTTTCCAAGGATGTTTGCTTTCTCCGTCCAGTTTGTTTCTCCTAAAGACGGTTCCTTCTATGGTGGGACTGCTAAAGGTAATGGAGTCACCTTTGGTAGCAAGACTTGTGGCGGGAACAGAGAAAATAACCCTGTAGAGCCAAAAGTAGCGATACTTTCCATTGGCCTTCTTGGCACGAAACCCAACTGCCACAGGGCTACCACCATCTTCACTCCTTGAAACCACCACATTGTTGCTATCAATTTTGCAGCCCGTCAAATCTTGGGCCACAAGGGAGCCAATGTCATCAATTCCAAGGCTTAATGATCCACTCTTAAATTCTTTGACCACCTCGCTGGCACCGTCATCTGCATAGAGAATGGCTTCAATGAGCTCAATGCTCAGCTCTGCAGTCATGGCTTTGGCCAGTACTTTAGGTGTTCCATAGGTTTCGATGCCATTTTGATCTTCGGTGATCTTGGCATAATATAATTGATCCAAACCAATCGTTGCCATTTTATTCTTCCTCCGTTTCATATTCTTTCATTACGTCAATGGCGTAATGATGAAATTTAGTATCGTGTTCATAACCAACATACTGTCTATCCGTGATAGTGACCCCTCCGGATTGCAGGGCTTTTGTTAGTTCTTTCTTGCGTTTCATATAGTTCCTCTTCGTGAAAAATGAAAGCCTAGCTTCTGAAAGTACCATATTTGCTTCATTATCTGCAAAGAGATCAAGCCTATCAGACATGGGGGTGATAACCAGATATTCATCAGACGGCGTATCTGAAAACACTCCGGTCTCCACAGGAATGTTTAGGGGATCTAGTATTTGGTTTAAATCCGCAAGTAAACTCATAGCTTATCAATCTCCTTATTCAGTTCAGCAATCATGGTTTCTATACAGGCTTTTCTAGAAGAAGATTCCGCCTGTTTTAAGAAAGGTTTGGGTGGTTGACCTGATTTACCATATTCAATGATATTTGCAATCTTAGCATTGGAATCTCCATCGTCACGAGGTTCATTGAAGCCAACCTTGACATTGAAGTTTCCGTTTCGGTCTAGCTTAGTGGGAGAGAGGCCCAGTGAAGATACCAGCTCACCGGTAGAACGGCTTTTTTCTTTGGTTTCATTCCCAATAACACCTTTGAGGTTGGCTTTTACTTTATCCAGAACAACTTCGCCGCCAGCTTCTAAAACTTTAGAGACAATCTCATCGGTCTTATCACCAAGCTTTGTAAGCTTCATTAAAAACTCATCAGGCATTTTCATGGTTCCTTTAGCCACTTGGAACCACCTCCTTAGTCAGCACTTCAGTATACATCCCTCGGCCTTTCACATCCTCAACAGATGTGATTTCAAATCTCTTATCACTGTGGATGATCACCATAGATGCTGTAATGGTAATGCCAGGGATGCATCGAAATCGAAAAAGGTCTGTGGCTTCTGAAAAGGAAGCTCTATTTGCCCATTTCTCATTGCCATGTCGACCTTCACGATACGCCCTTACTGAAGCTACAATGTTATCAACTTCAGTTCTAAATCCTTCAGCATCTTTAATGGCTATCCTCTCTATAATATCGATAAAGGTATTCATTTTTCCAAAGCTCATAACTACACCTTCCAATCCCGATCAAGCCGCAACAGGAGATTGACTGTATTCCACACCTGCTGTCCAGCCTGTACATTATCTGAAAAGAAACCACCGGTGCTGCCGTCCCTGGATTCATAAAAGTGGGATGACAGCATAATGATGGCTTGCTGTGTGGTGGCTGGCATAACTGCTTCCACGTAGTGGTTTTCAGGAAGATGCTGATAGCTTTCTGCATACCTCGTGGCGGCGGTGATGTACATCTCAAGGAGTTCATCATCAGCCGAGTGATCAAGAATAAGATTTGCTTTTACTTTTTCCAGCAGTGTCATACCGCCACCATCCTTTCATTAGTCTGAGATCATTAGCCCTGCTGCCTTAAGTTTGGTGAGGAGGGCATTAAAATCTGTCACCAAATCTTCAACTGTGGTAGCAGTACTTGCCGCTTGATTATCAAGAATGGGGAGGCCAGTAACGACCGCCCCCTCCTTGATCTCAAGCGTTCCACCAATGACGGTTTTTTCACCGCCCTGTTCGGTAAAGTTCTTTGTGTTATAACTCATAGGACACCTCCATTACGCTTTCTGCTGAAGCACTTTGATGGCTTCAGGAAGAATCAGCTTTCCATCCACACGCTGAGTGGCAACAAAACCTACCTGGCCAGTAGCCGCATAGAGCTCATTAAGTCTCTTGAAGACTCTGCCTTGACGATCCGCTACCCAGTAGTAACCAAAGTCACCGAAGATAATGGACTTTGCAGATGCAGCAATGGTAGGAACGTAAGATGAAGTATAAACAGGTCTGTTCAGAATGGTATCTGGCGTTCCAGCCTGAAGTGATGGCTGCCAGATATACTGACCCTGACCATCTTTTAACTTTCTAATGGCTTTAATGGTGGCATCATTCATTACGAACACGGACTTATTTCTATAAGGCGATTTAAGAGAGTAGAAGAGGTCCAAAATCTCATCAATCGAAATGGCAGTGGCACTTGCAGCGGTTACACCGATTTGTGCTCCACCAGTGGCTGCAAGAATACCCGTAGGCTTTCCAGAACCATCTCCCGTGAAGAAGGCATCTTCTTCTTTGTTACCGATACGTCTTGCAAACTCTCTGGCGATATAGCCCTCAAGATTGAATACGCTGTCATTAAGAAGCTCTTCAGATACCTTGATCATGGTACCGAGCTTATAAGCGCCTATGGAAACCTGTCCAAAGCTATCATCGCTTTCAGGAATGGCACCTTCTTCATCAATCCAAGAAGCGGTACCTTTGGAAGCCACCACTGGAATCTTACGATCGCCAGAAGCAGTGGAGATGACATTGGCCAGCTTTCTGAAGATATTCTCTTCATTAAGGGACTCAATGAGGGTACGCTCAAACTCATCTGGTACAAGATAGCCACCTTCAGTGTCAGTACCAATCTGCAGTGCGTTCTTAATCATAGGATCAAGTCCTTCACCAGCACGGGTTCTCATGGCATTCCAGAAAGCTTTCTGGTATTCTGCAGAGGCTCTTCCGCCTTTGGATTCCATACCCTGGAAGATAGGCTTCCCGGTAAGTGGTGTGTTAAGCGGTTTTGAAAGCTCACGGTCCAGTGCTTCTTGCTTTTCAAGACGATCAATTTCCTTGCCAAGGGCAACCACATCCGCTTCCATTTTTTCATAGGTTGCAGTGTCTTCAGCAGATACAATTCCATCTGTCCCTCTTTTGGTATCCAGAAAGGCTTTAGCCGCTTCCCAGGACTTTGCTCTTTTTTCACGTAGTTCAAGAATTTTATTCATAGTGTTTTCCTCCTAAAATTTAGTGTTGAATTAAAGAAAGCCGCTTTTCCAGCGACTCAATTGGGGTGCCAGTATTCTCTTTTGCTAGTTTGGGTTTTACCTTATCCAGCAGAGAGTTGGTTACAGCTCTGCGGCTGAAGGCATAGGTAAAGTCCTCAGTCTGATTTCGTTTCTTTTCGTCCTCCAAGATGCCATCCGCAAAACCAAGCTCGATGGCCTTCTTTGCATTGAGCCAGGTTTCTGCATCCATAAGATGGGAGAGCTTTGTTCTTGACTGGCCTGTCTTGATTTCATAGGCATTGATGATGCTCTCCTTAACTTCAGAAAGCATGGCGATGGCTTTTTTCATTTCCTCGCTGTCCCCAATGGCCACTGTAAGGGGGTTATGGACCATCATGAGGGCAGTTGGTGCCATGAGCACCGTTGTCCCCGCCATGGCGATGACTGAGGCGGCTGAGGCTGCAATACCGTCAATCTTTACGGTAACAGTGCCTTTGTAATCCATTAGCATGGTGTAAATCTGACTAGCAGCAATACAATCACCTCCTGGAGAGTTGAGCCAAATAACAATGTCACCCTCACCGGCAGTAAGCTCTGCTTTAAATGCCTTAGGGGTGACGTCATCATCAAACCATGAGTCTTCGGCAATAACGCCGTCAAGGTAGAGTGTTCGGACGCCAGTGTTTTCATCACGCGCCCAGTTCCAAAACTTTTTCATTTAGGTTCCTCCGTTTCTTTGATATTTGCGAACGCGCCTGCGTCCTGTAATTTTGTCATGGCACCGTTGATGAGATAGAGGTCGCCACCTAATGACTCAGGAATTCTATCCAGATTTTCCAGCTCTCTGATATCATTGGCACTCATCCAACCGTTCTGCCTGGCAGTGGCGTAGCCGCTCATACGACTTACATAGTCACCACGTAGCAGGCCATCCACATTAAACTTGATAAAGATATTAGGTTTCTCACTTTCCATGAGCAGCGCTCTGCACATGGACTGTTCCCAGCGGACCACCCAAGGGTCGAGAGTGTATTTTACAAACTCAAGTGATTGCTGCTCTATATTGCTAAAGGATGACTTTTCCAGATCAGCAAGCATATGAGGAGGTACTCTAAAAATACGAGCGATCTCATTGATCTGAAACTTTCTGGTTTCAAGGAACTGTGCCTGCTCTGGTGAAATACCAATAGGCTGATACTTCATCCCTTCTTCAAGGACAGCCACCCGGTGGGCATTACCACTTCCTTGATAGGCAGCGTTCCAGGATTCTTTGATCCTTGCAGGGTCTTTAATGGTACCGGGGTGTTCCAGGACGCCACCAGGTGAAGCACCATTAGCAAAAAACTTAGCTCCATATTCTTCTGTAGCAATGGCAAGGCCCACAGCATTTTTCGCCATGGCTATGGGTGAATATCCCACCAGTCCGTCAAAGCCAAGTCCTGGGATATGAAGGACGTCCGATGGTGAAAGATACACCTGATTGTCTTTTCCAAGAGTAGGAGCATCTTCGCTTCCACGTTGATACAAATAGAAAAGCCGACCACTTGAATCGCGATCGACCGTCATTTTGTTTGGCATTAATGGGTAGAGGGAAATCACTTCACCTCTTGCATTTCGAATAATCTGAGCATAGGCATTTCCCCATAATAAAAGATGACTCATTAGCGTCTCTCTAAACGCAAAAGAAGTCATCTCAGGATTTGGTTCATCATGGAGCAGCTTGTATAGCGGGTGTTTTAGGTTTTTCTCTTTACCGCCAGAATCATTGTATTTATAGACATGAAGGGGTAGACCAGCCAACGTCTCCGATAAGATTCTCACGCAGCTGTACACCGCGGTCATTTGCATGGCGGTTTGCTCATTGACCGCTTTTCCAGCGCTGGTGCTTCCAAAAAAGAAGCTGTAGCGGCTACCACCAAGAGCATCTTTAGGCTTGTCTCGAGCCTTAAATATTCCTTGCAGTATTCCCATGGACATCACTCTCCTTAAAATGGGCATGAAAAAAGGACGTTGTAAAAACGTCCCAAATAGCTTTAATTATTTTTATTTTCCACCACGTGGATATGAACCGACCACGGTACCATTTGCTTTTGTATAACCCCTTACTAAATGTTCAATTGGTGAAGCACGTTTTACACCTTCTTCAACAATGTCAACATCCTTTACTACTTCAGTAATGGTTTTTACTGTTTCTTTTGCTATGTTTCTCACCTGGTTTGGATTAGTCGTTACTGGCTTTGATTTAATCTTTTTATCAAAACCTATTCCAACCATTTTGATTGCTTTTTTTGCCCCTTCAGGGTTCGCTTTATATGCAACACCACCGGCTACGGCTAATCCAGATGCTGCAAGTAAAACCTTTATTGGTTTAGGTGCATTAGCAACTAGAGACACTGCTTTATTCAACAGCGAATCAGTTTCTGCTATCCCTTTCGTCCTACCTTTGCCAACATCGATTGGTTTCGCATCTGTTTGCTGTCCAGTATTTACTCTGTCTTCCTCCTTTATGGGGATTGTTTCATGTATGTTATCCACACTGAAGTCAGGCTCTTTAAAGATTTCCTTGCACTTCTTATTGAATTCAGTCCAATCCAACTCTTGCAATTTCTCATTTGCCTGATTGGCAAGAGCTTTTTTCAATAACGGCACTATCTCAGGAGAGTATTCGAAACTTCCTTCTATTTCCAGTACACTTTTGAAATAGTCCATCCTAAGCCGCAACTCATCCTGATTTGACCAGGCTGAAGGTATGGGATTTTTCTTGGGATACTGCTTGCACAGCTCATCGAATTCCGCACGTTGACCTTTCGTTAACTGTTTCAGCCCTTCCTCAGTGGTCAGCACATCATCAAAATCCACCATCGGAATATCATACCGGGATGTCACAATTTTCTTCCATTGGTTGAACACATAGGTACTTCCGCCGGATTTTATATCAGGTCCTGCTACTGCTTTGAATTCATCTCCCACTTTAATGAAATGCAGCAGATCCGCTTTTGAGGTTTCGTCTGGATTCACGATGGTCATAATAACCGACCCACTGTTTTTCAGTGAGTTGTATTCAATGCATGCAAGCCATTCAGCAAACTTCCCCCTGAACAAGGACAAAGTATCCTCTCTCAGTAGAAATCCACTGTTTGCAACACTCTGACTTTTTTGAACCATCTTTTTAACCGCTTCATCAGTATATGATTTAGTGGCATACTTCTTAATCGCCTCAGCTACACAATCATGATACTCCTGAGGTATCGTATATGAATAATTCATAAGCTGCAGAATCAGTTTTCTTTGTTCCAGAGTTAATTTAATTGAAGTATTTGCATTCATACAATCACCCACCAATCTCAACCGGCCAAATCACCGCAAACAATAATCAGCCTTTATATTCGGCAATGGGAAACATCCGCCTATTTGAATTATACCATATACTTTACAAATATTAGAATATAAATAGTCCTCTATCGTCATATACGCTACAACTGTTGCCCCCGCCGCAGCGCAAAGCACGATCAAGCGCCATAATAGTTGCCACCGCTCCATCGATTTTTTCAGTGGATTTTTCTTTGTCTGCTTTGATATTCCCAGCAGGATCGGTTCTAATAAAAATGTTGTCCATCATCCAGCGGAGAACAGGATGACCTCCATGAGCGATTTTTTCTTCCAATGTCAGCTTCATCAGTTCCTTAGTTGGTGGTGACATATCTTTGAAGCCCTGACCAAAAGGAACAACGGTGAAACCTAGATTTTCTAGGTTCTGCGTCATCTGAACTGCTCCCCAGCGGTCAAAGGCAATTTCGCGGATGTTATATTTCATTCCAAGTTCCTCAATGAAAGTCTCGATGAAACCGTAATGGACTACGTTACCTTCGGTAGTAAGAAGGAAGCCTTGTTTCTCCCAAACATCATAATTCACATGATCCCGTCTAACCCTAAGGTCAATGCTGTCTTCCGGTATCCAGAAGTATGGAAGAACCACATACTTGTCATCTTCATCCTGTGGAGGGAAGACAAGTACAAAGGCTGTAATATCAGTGGAAGATGATAAGTCCAGCCCGCCATAGCAAACGCGACCTTTAAGTGTTTCTGGATTAACAGGAAAAGCACAGGCATCCCATTTATCCATAGGCATCCAGCGAATAGCCTGCTTAACCCATTGATTGAGTCGAAGCTGCCTGAAGCTATTTTCCTCAGCGGGGTTTTGTCTCGCAGACTCATAGGCCATTTTTACTTTATCCATGCTGACAGTGATACCAAGGGATGGATTTGCTTTCTTCCATACATTTGGATCAGACCAATCATCTTCAAGAGCTGCGCCATAAATGACGGGGTAGAAAGTTGGATCGTTCTTTCTTCCTGCCATAATATCCAATGCCTTTTGATGGACTTCCCAACAGATACTGTTTTGATTATCTCCTGCAGTGGTAATAAGGAAGTACAAAGGCTGCATCCTGGCATCACCACTACCTTTGGTCATAACATCATAGAGTTTTCGGTTAGGTTGAGTATGGAGCTCATCAAATACAACCCCATGGGTGTTAAAGCCGTGTTTGTTTCCAACATCCGCTGAGAGCACTTGATAAATACTTCCGGTGGGTTGGTATATCAGTCTTTTCTGTGAGTCCAGAATCTTTACCCGCTTAGATAAGGCTGGGCACATGCGCACCATATCTGCTGCCACATTAAAAACGATGGATGCCTGGTTTCGATCTGCAGCGCAACCATAAACCTCAGCACGCTCTTCGTTATCTCCACAGGTTAAGAGCAGGGCAACAGCCGCCGCCAGCTCACTTTTTCCCATCTTTTTTGGTATTTCTACATAAGCTGTATTAAATTGGCGATAGCCATTTGATTTAATGGTTCCAAATAAATCCCGGATGATTTGCTCTTGCCAATCTATCAGTTCAAAGGGTTTTCCTGCCCAGGTTCCTTTGGTGTGGGAAAGGCATTCAATAAAACCGACTGCATAGTCCGCCATCTCCTTGCTGTAATGAGAATCCTTCGCCATGTAAGAGGTTGGTTTATATTTCTTTAGTTTTCGGATATGCGGACACCTCCTTTAAAAGACATAAAAATAACTCATTTTCAAGTGGTATATAAATTTTGGGTAATCTAAAAGGGATTCAATTGAACCCCTTTATTTTCCATATTCCAAAGTAATTAATTTAATTAATTTACTATATTTTAGCTTTTTATAAATCACTTCTTTAGTATTACTGCCGTGTGATTCTAACACTCTTGTTTTACAATTACACACTATAATGTCTAAATAGCTCTAAAGCACATCTTTTAATATCACTTACCCTGTCGGTCCAAGCCTGTTCTTTATCCATATACTCACAATTAAAGATTTCAATGGACATTTTAGTAACAATTCTATGAGCAGCAATTGAATGTCCATTATCAGGATTAGTATTATCAGCTTCACCTAATACTTCAAGCATCTTCTTGTCATCTGGCCAATAAATTAACTCCACCAATTTCGCACGGTATTCTAGATCAACATTCGATATTCCTGGAAAATTTTTTATGTCATATCCATGTTGTGCTTCATGTTTTAAAAAAGAAATATTAAATTCCTTACTTTCGATATCATATACACTTTTCACACAATATAAAGTCCCATCTTTACCAACCCATCCACCCGTTCCAGTAATGCCAAATGAAATATAATCTAACCAGCTACGAGATATAAAACCATCCATCATTATTATTGTAAATTGTTCTATGCTGTTTGGTAATTCAACTTCATAAGTTACCCTTGTTGAATCTTTCCAAATATATGGACCATACCAACCTGATGTGTCTCCTCCTAAATATTGATAGCCCTCTTTAGTCACAATTTTCGCTATCTCATTCTCTATATCATCATCTATCATAGAGTGAGAACTATCCATTGAGTACTCCTTTAAGCTCCGAAACAATTCCTTCTCTGCATCATCTTTTTCAACGCCACGCCAAAAAATATCTTTGTAGTATTCTTGATATATTTTATCGATTCCATAGATAACTTCATTGTTTGTTCTTTTCAAATACTGACCTTCATTAAAAATATTAATATACTTGCTAAGTACTTCTTCCTTTTCCTTAAATCCTCGAAGATAATCAACTGCATCACGCAACTGTCCTTTCCATAAAAATGACTTAAATGTTAGTTCATCAAACACACTTATACTCTCCTTTTTCTTATTATTTTTAAGTGAATAAATAATGATTGTAATTATTAAGTATGTTCTTATAACCAAATGTCAATAATGGATTATGCCTATTAGCACATAGCTCAATATATTAATATCATACTAAAACATAAGATGACATTCAATGATTTCAATCAGATCCCAAAATAGACCCTACGGTCTTCTGAAACGAGGAAAAGAGCTATACAGCCCTGTTCCTATATGAAATATAATCTTGTTCTATTCTGGTACTTTACTCTTCAATCGCTGTATAACGTGGGTACTCATAACCTTCAGGATTTGTGAGTATCTTTTCACCGGTATCTCTGTTGACTACCCTAATGCATCGAAGTTCACCCTTTTCGTTGGTGCCACCATCTGACTTCTTGATCCAGGGCTGATCATCAAGAAAATTGCTGGTGAACTTTTTAAATTCTGAATCACTGAGTTCCACTTCTCGAATCACAGTGTAATCAGAACCAATGACGCCATCTTCCTTTGCTTCTTCAGTTGCTTCTTTTAGTTCCTTAAGGTTGTAGAACTTTCGACCAAATAATGCCTTCATTGCTAGGACTCCTTCCTAGAATTTTCATCGATTACCTTGCAGGAATCAATGCCGTAAACCACATTCAAGCTGCTGCCGTTATCCCACTGAACCATGATGGAGCCTGTGTCATCCACGCCCCACACGGTGCCTTTTGTGCCTGTTGGCGGTGCTTGCACATCGTCCATCCAAAGGAGCTGGACTCTCGCACCAGCGGGGTATTGCTTGCGTAGGTGGGCCAGTCTTTCTTTACTGATCGGTTTCATTGGGAGCACCTCCTTTGAAAGCACTGCTGCCTGAAAGGTTTTGAAGGAGAATCTTTCTATGGGTTTTGAATTCTTCTCCAATAAATCCAAGGCGGAGAAGGAAGCATCGAAATGCGTACTTTTCGTTATCGACTTCTTTCTCTTTTACAGTAATTCTCTTTTGGGTTTTCGCCATCTCACATAGCTTTGTAATGAACTGGGAGTAGGCTTTTATCTCATCTGGATTTGGCAGTTTTGAAAACCAAGGGAAGCTTATGCGTTCCTCATCGTCTTCAATGGGAAGTGCATCCACATTGAGGGCTTTTTTAATGAGGCTGCCTTTTGCATCTAAAAGTTTGGTTAGCTTCTCCAGGTCTTCATCGGAAAGAGAGTCTTTTGGAATCTGGATGATGAGTCCGGTTTCCTCGGGTTCCGCTTCAGCAGGAGCTGGTTCATCTACCTCAGCTTCAAACCCTGCCTCTTGTAGCTTTTTCATTAGCGACTTGATTTCATCCTGATCCACTTCAGTGTCAATGGTTAACTCTCCATCTTTTCCGATGTGGTAAGGTCCGATCTGGTAAGCACAGGATGGAACACCCAGGTATTTTGAAGGAAACTCTGAGATTTCGCTGATGAGCTTCACCAGCTTCTTACGTTCGTTACCAGATACGTTGTAATTGATTTTCATGGTATTGACCTCCTTGTTTTGCTTACTACATATATCACTCTAAGTGGTGTAAATAGCAAGTCTATCTTTCAATAGTTATGTTATTTATTTTCAAGGAGATCACTGTAGCAGTATTCTTTACCCTCACGAATTAGGTAAACATCATCTGAAGTCTCTGCAACAGAAATGTAGCGTTCAACGATTACATCACAAAACTTCTCATCAAGCTCAATGGTATGACAAATCCGCTGGGTCTGGTCACAGGCAATGAGGGTACTGCCAGAGCCGCCAAAGGGATCGAGGACAATGCAATTGCTAAGACTTGAATTGAGAATAGGATGGGCCACAAGAGCCACCGGCTTCATTGTTGGATGGGAGCCATTCTTCTTAGGTTTTTCAAATTCCCAGATGGTGGTTTGCTTTCGATCGGCATACCAGTTGTGCTTGCCTTTCTTCTTCCAGCCAAAGAGCACCGGTTCATGCTGCCACTGGTAAGGAGACCTACCAAGGACCAGGGATTGTTTTTTCCAAATGCAGGTGCCGGAGAGATAGAAGCCAGCTTCGGCAAATGCCCTTCTAAAATTCAAACCTTCCGTATCTGCGTGGAAGACATAGATGGAAGAGTCCTGGGTCATGACAGCTTCTGTATTGGTAAAGGCCGCCAGTAGAAATTCATAGAAAGCAGAATCACCCATATTGTCGTTTTTGATTTTACCGGCTGAGCCTTCATAGTTTACATTGTAAGGGGGATCTGTCACCACAAGGTTTGCCAGCTTTCCATCCATGAGGAGAGTAAAGGTTTCTGGCTTGGTAGAATCACCACAGACTAGTCTATGGGGGCCAAGCTTCCAGACGTCACCCAGTTTTGTCATGGCGGGTTTTTCCAGCTCTGCATCCACATCAAACTCATCATCGTGAATGCCTTCTTTCAGGGAATCCTTAAATAGGTCATCCAGCTCAGAAAGATCAAAGCCTGTAAGGGAGACATCAAAGTCAGCACCTTGCAGATCAGCAATGAGTATGGCCAGTTTATCCTTATCCCAGTCACCAGAAACCTTATTCATTGCAACGTTTAATGCTTTTTCCTGTTCAGTGTTCAGATCTACCACAACGCATTCTGCTTCCTTTTGACCTAGATGCTGAAGCACACTAAGTCTCTGATGACCTGAAATCACAGTGTTACTATTCTTTGCATTAACGACGATTAGCTCCACATACCCAAAATTCTCAATGGAGGCTTTTAGCTTTTCAAACTCTGGATCTCCAGGCTTTAGCTCTTTTCTAGGATTGTATGCTGCCGGATTCAGATCTGACAGCTTTATTTTTTGTATATTCATATCAAACACATCAACCTTTCTTTTATCAATAAGCGAGCTATTTGCCAGTCTCCGATAATTTCATTCACTTTCTTACCCTCGTGTTCAACAGTTCTATGACATGAAGAGCATAAGGTCACAAGATTATCGAGGTCTCTCGATCCATTAGCACTAACAGGAATAATATGATGAACATTAAGATTCTCTTTAGTACCACATCGACGACAAACTTGGCCTTGTTTGATTGCTGCACTCAATTTATTCCACTCGTAATCATATGGACCGAAGGTGCGTTTTTTTGTTGCATTAGTACGCAGAACATGAATCATGCGGTCACGCTGTTCATCACTATATTCATTCCATCTCAGAGAGGTGGCTTCTCCAATCTTCTTCTTAGTTTCTTTTGAGTGATACTCAGAGCCTAATCTTTTCTTTCGAGCTTTCAACCCTTCACTCACTTTTTTTCTGAAATGAGGGTCTTTGTTTTTCTCAACTATATCTTTACGTGTTTTTTGCCAGACATTCTGACAGGCAACTGAACAGAAGAAGTGTGATGGAATTTTATGTGCAGCATATCTTCTTGAATTTTCCTGCCCACAGGTTTCGCAAACATAATGAATCTTCATATCTTTTCACACTCTACATTGAATTTCTCCGCCACCTTTCTTAAGTTTAGATTGAAATCCACGTTCTCCCATGGGAAGAGCGAGGAATTGAAGTGGCCATAGGTTGCTGTATCAGAGTAGATTGCATTTCTGAGGCGCAGCTTTTCAATGATAGCAGCTGGACGTAAGTTAAAAATCTCTTTTACCAGTTCACTTAAATCTTCATCACTGATTTTCCCTGTGCCAAAGGATGTCACATTAACTGCCACAGGATTTGCTTTTCCGATGGCATAAGAAATAGCGACCTCGCATTTATCAGCAAGCCCGCTCCAAACAATATTCTTAGCAATGTACCTGGCCATATAGGCACCGCTTCTATCAACCTTAGTTGGGTCCTTTCCGCAGAGTGCGCCGCCGCCATGAGAAGCTAGACCACCATAGGTGTCGACCATGATCTTTCTTCCAGTAAGTCCAGTGTCAGCAGCAGGACCACCCTCAACAAATCTGCCTGAAGGATTGATGAGAATTTCTGTATCATCATCCAGTGGGAAATCCTCGAAGCACTGCCAGAGCACGTTGTTTAAGATATCTGATTCTAGCTGCTTTTGGGTTTTATCTTCGTGGTGCTGAACAGAAACTACTACAGTCTTAACGCGGATAGGTTTATCCCCATCATACTCAACAGTAACCTGTGCTTTGCCATCGGGGAGGATACCCTTGATTATTTTTCCTTTGTGACATTCATCAATACGCTTTACAATTCTATGAGATAGAAGTAAAGGTAGAGGTAACAGTTCACGAGTTTCGTTGGTAGCATATCCATATACAGTGCCTTGATCACCAGCACCGATGGAACCGTAGGGATCAATAATTCCATTTCTTGCTTCAAGTGCTGTATCTACGCCAGCAGCAATATCTACACTTTGATGATGTACAAACACAAACACTGTAAATTTCCAAGGACTATATCCCACCTCACGAAGTACATTTTTTACTATAAGGCGGATGTTAATTTTTTCGCTGCAGGTGATCTCGCCCGCCACGATGATTTTCCCTTTAGTAGCCATGACCTCACAGGCCACACGTGAAGCTTTGTCTTTTCGAAGGCAAGCATCCAAAATGCTGTCAGCGATTAAATCAGAAAGCTTATCAGGATGTCCCTTGCAGACACTTTCTGAGGTTCTGTAGTTTTTACTCATATCATTATCTCCCATCTATTTTTATTTGCCCCTTCGAGCAGAAAGAAGTCTTTCCATCACATCATCCTGAGGATTTGCTCCTTTGTAATCGCCAGTACAGTTTTCTTTTACAATCTGGAATATCTCAAACCACAGACGATTGGTCTGGTTCATGTAGTTCTGGCCCATGGATACATAAGGACTTTGAATGGCGTTTCCAGTGGTGGGGTGTTTAGCAAGAAAGCCATATTCAGTAATGGCTTCTTCACACTGAATCCAACGAGCAACACTCATGGCATACCTTTCGAGGAGCTGTGGAGAAACCAGAGCTGCACAGCCACGCTTATCCAGCCACTGCCATGTGGCTTTGTAGATTTCACCTGCCACCAGAGCCTTGCCATCTTTTTGAATGGCTTCAAGCATCTTATTTGGTTCAGGCATTTCTTGTCCCTCAAGATCTGCTGTATCGGAAAACTCCATCACTGTCAGTTTCCTGCCACCAAGATTTCCTTCGGCTATTTTGTCAGCCAGAGGTTTCTTTTTTGCCCCTGCGCCAACCCGAGCGCCACCTCTGTTCGTACCGTCTTTTGCCAATGATCACACCTCCTTTACAAAGTGGGGGCTATACCCCCGTTTGAATCTGCGTTTTTTAACACGAAGCCCCAGGCCGCTGTCCAGAATTTTTAGTCGTAGGGATTTAGGTACCCGCACCCCAGCGGTCGCCGCTCTCAGCAGTGATCTTTGAGTGACATGACTTACAAAGGGCCATCAGGTTACTGGTTTCATTGCCACCACCTTTTGATAGAGGTAAGATGTGGTGGACTTCTTCAGCAGCTTTAATCCTTCCGTTCTTTTCACACTCCTCACAAAGAGGATGGGCTTTGATGTAGCGGTCTCTTATTCGTTTCCAGGCCCTGCCGTATCTTTTATTGGACTTAGGATCTCGTTGGTACTGGTTGTAACGCTTCATGACAATCTTTTTATGCTCGGTGCAGTACTCTCCGCCGTCAGCAAGCAGACCGCAACCTGGGTAAGAACAAGGACGCTTAGGTTTGTATGGCATGGCTTCACCTCCTTTAGGGCATAAGAAAAGCCCTCGTGGGGTGTTCCCATGAAGGCTTGTTTACATTATTATCTCTCAATTATAGCGTACTAAAAAAAACAACTGCACTCAAGTGGACTCATGTGGACTTTACTATCCTCTTTGAAGTTTTCTACTTTTAAGCACCGAGTTGATACCAGGGATTAGCTTGGTCACATTCTTATTGATGATATCTGTTGTAATTCTGATCATCTCCCAACCTTCACCAAGTTTATTGGTAATGACCTCATCTCGGATGCTCTCATATTTTTGTCTGTCTTTCCCATGATAAATCTTGCCATCAATCTCAAGGGCAACTTTCATCTCAGGTAGTATGAAGTCAACAGAGTAGTCGAAGATTTTCACCTGGTGGAACGCTTTAACGTTACGACGGATAAGTTCAAGTGCCACCATTATTTCTTCAGTACTCTGGTACCACCCAGTCCTGCTCAGGCTCTCTTCTACAAGACGGATGGCATCCTTGTAGTGTTCAATGCCGGTGATTTTTGAGATCCTTTTTACGGCGTTTTGTAGCTTCATTTGTTTCTTATCCGTACTGATCACTTCCCCTTCTTCTCGCGCCTGCCGAACCAGTTCAGCCCTGCAGTCCTTGCAGGTATATTTAGTACCACGAGTGTATGTCCAACTATAAACAGGTGTAGCGCAGATATGGCAAGGTGGATAATAACAGTTGGAATCTCTACCATCCTTACCAATGGTTATTCCGTCTTCTATTGCTTCATGCCAACTCATTTTTATTCTCCCTTCCAGCCAATACAGCATCTACAGCTCTAAGCGCTTTACGGTGAAGCTTCAGCACCCAGCTTACAGAATAATCAAGATCATAAGCGATATCTTCCCAAGGCTGATATGACAGGTACCGTTTCTCTAGAATCAGCCTGTACTCAATGTTGTTCACACCTTGGATGATCTCAATAATGTTAATCTTGCACTTTAGAAGTTTGGCAAGATCATCGTTCAAATTGTTTTTAATATCTATAATCTTACATACAGCATCTGCCATTGGAGATACTGATTTGCTAGGGTTATTAGGCATTCCATTTATGGCCGTAGTGCAGTTCATAGCCATATTTTCCAGGGATGCCACTTGCTCAAGCTTACTGTTTATTCTTTGATCCAATCGATAGGCTTTACTAAGATATTCTTTAGCATTCATTGTTTGACCTCCTCTTTCAGTTTTCGGAGAAGTATCTCCGGTTCTACCGCTGTAAGTTCTCTATACCAATCAGAGCGTAAAAACCTCTCTACTTCAGCTTTTGTGCGTTTTGCAGATTCATGGCGAGGATGCTTCATCATCTTCTTTAGTGCATCCCTATAGTCCTTGACGGCTAGTAAAACTATGGCATTGGCTAAATCTTCATAAGGATCGCTCATCGCTTCACCTCCAGTTTCGCTTTTACTGCCTCGATTAAAGATGCTTGTTTTTTTTCTTTTTTTGTAAGTGCTGTCATCACATCTTCATCTATGGTGTCCTTGGTAATGATGTGATGAATGACAACCGTATCCTTTTGCCCTTGTCTGTAGAGTCGGGCATTGGTTTGCTGGTAGAGCTCCAAGGACCAGGTGAGTCCAAACCAAACAAGTGTGGAACCACCATTTTGAAGGTTAAGTCCATGTCCAGCACTTGCAGGGTGGATCACTGCTACAGGAATTTCACCTTCATTCCACTCTCCAATATCCTTTGATGACTTTAGCTGCCTTACTGGAAATCTCTTCTGAATACGATCAAGATCATGCTTGAACCAATAAGCTATAAGCACTGGTTTCCCGTTGGCTCCTTCAATTAAATCTTCAAGGGCATCAAGTTTTCTATCGTGAATAAAATGTGCCTTGTTCTTCTCGTCATAGACAGCACCGTTTGCCATCTGAAGGAGTTTTCCTGAAAGTACTGCAGCATTTACTGCATCGATTTCTTCTGCTCCTAAACTTGCTACCATATCATCTCTAAATCCAGAATAAATGGCCCGCTCTTTTTCATTTAAATACACAGGCACTGTGTTTATTACGCATTCAGGCATTTTTAGATAATCAATGGACTTCATAGAAATGGTGATATCGGATATCTGACTATAGATCTTTTCTTCAGCTCCTGGCAGGAGTTTATATGAAAAGACGATCTGACCATTGCGTTTATCCGGTATGAAGTAGGTATTACGGTAGTGGGTTATGTACCTACCAAGCCTCTGTCCCAAATCAAGAACACGGAACTGTGCCCAAAGATCCATAAGTCCGTTACTTGAAGGCGTACCCGTCAGACCTACAATTCTTTTCACTGCTGGCCTTACTTTTAAAAGGCTTTTAAAGCGCTTAGCGCTGTATGATTTGAATGAAGATAACTCATCAATAACCACCATATCAAAATCAAAAGGAACTCCGCTTTTATTAACAAGCCAGTCGACATTTTCACGATTGATGATATAAAGTGTGGCTCTTTTCATAAGGGCATCTTTTCTCTCTTTTTCAGTTCCAACAGCTACAGAATAGGATAAGCCTTTTAGATGATCCCACTTTTTAATTTCATTTGCCCACACCGTTGTTACTCTTAATGGTGCAATCACAAGAACCTTACTAATATCAAACTTATCGAACATCAGATTATGAATAGCAGTAAGTGAAATAATTGTTTTTCCCAAACCGCAGTTAAGAAATATCGCTGATGTCGCTTTACTCTCAATAAAATCAATACAATAATTCTGATACTGATGTAAATCATTTCTGGTCAATAAATCTTCCATACACATCACGCTCCTTACTTACAGCATGAATCCTTGAATGTTCTGATTTGCTTAGTACTACTAAATTCTCAATGTGATTATTATGATGGTTGAAATCAATATGATGAACTTCTTCATTATCAGTCAATTTGCGACCTAAAGTTTCTTCCATAATTTTTCTGTGTATAGGAACGCCTCCAACAAGTGGACTATACCCACAAACTCCTGTCCATCGCTTAAAGCTGTGTCCACACTCAGGCTTACAAAAATTATGGTTTGATCGATTAACATCAGATCTTTTTTTCTCAAATTCTAGATCACACCAATCGCATTTTACTGTCATGCGCTTTGTTTTATATTTGTTAGCACACTTTGATGAACAAAAGAAATGAATGTTACGTTTCTTGTGGCGACCTTTGTATTCAAATTCTTGACCACAATAATCACAAATTTTTAATCTTTGTAGTCTGAATCGTTCTGCATTTGCTTTACCTAAGCAGGTTCTTGAACAATAGTTACGCTCTTTTATCATCGAACGCTTTCTTGAAATTTCTTTACCACACCAATTACATTCTATTTTTAATCTCATCAAGCACCTCTCCAATCTGTTCTACCCTATCAACGCAGTAAACCAAAAATCCTAACGCTTCCAGTTGTCTTTTTCGCCTTACTTGCAGTGGACGCATCTTTTTGCCTGGCGCCTTTAATTCAACAAAGGCCATTCTTCCCATTGGTAGGAGTACAATTCGGTCTGGCACACCATCTAACCCCGGACTAACAAATTTTAGTGCCACACCACCCCTCTTTTTCACTGCTTTTACCAGTTTTTGCTCGATGATTTTTTCAGTCACTTTTTTACCTCCCATCTGACACAAGAAACACAAATTCACAAGCGTTTCCCTATATTTACTAACGCGCGTGTACGTGCACAGGTATCTACTATCTACTTTTAAGAAAAAGCATTTCTAATATAAGGGTAAATCTTGTGTTGTGTTGTGTTCTTTATCCGCCATATTGATAAAGTCGCTGCCTACCATATATGGGCAAACGCTTAATACTGCTGGTTCGTTCCCATCCGGGGATCTGAGCCATGAGTGCTGCGATCTGATAACTATCGGTGGTCTTTAATTCTGGTAGATTACGATTGAAGCACTCACACCATATTTCTGCATTGCTTACAGAGGTTCGTGTAACAGTTCCTGTATGCTTATCCCCACCAAATTCGGTTCCACTTAGGTAGTTTCTACGGGCAAACAAATCCATGCTATCCCAATCATCTGGAAGTAAGGTATTCAGGTACTCCTCCACCATACCAACACGCTCATCAGCCTCCATGGCACCCTTCTGGGCCTTTTCAGCTTCTTCTAAAATGTCACCCTCGAGATACAGTTTTTCACCTGAGTTCCATATTTCTTTTGCTTCTGCCCAGAACTGCTGCCTGTATTCTTCAGTGAAATTCCATGTCTTTTTCTGCTTTTTCTGATGTACCTTGATGATCCAAAATCGGCGGTTTCCTGTGATGTCACGTAAATATCCACGCTCACCATTTACCGTTGCAATGACAATGCACTGTCTGGGATGGCTTTCCACAACTCTTCCGTAGGATGGTCTATATTTATCGTCTGAGGTAGAGAGGAAGGCTTTCACTTTTTCAATGTCGGCTTTTTTCATCCCGGCAAGTTCACCGATCTCAACTACCCAGAATCCCTGAAGTTTTTCAGCACCTGACTTGTCGTCCATATCGGTAAGGGATAGAGTTTCAGAATAGAAGTCTGCTGTTACCAGGTCTTTCAAAATTGTGCTTTTGCCAATACCCTGGTCGCCATCAAGCACTGGAACGCAGTCAAACTTAATTCCAGGAACGTATATCCGGGCAACCGCCGCTGCAAAGGTCTTTCTAGTCACTGTGCGTATATACTCAGTGTCATCAGCCTGAAGATATTTGATGAAAACATCCTCCACTCGTTTAACTCCATCCCACGCAGGAAGGGAATCAAGGTAATCCCTTATAGGGTGGAATCTCCGATCATCAGCAACCTTGGTAAAAGCAACATCGTGGTTTCTACTTGAGAACGGAAGGTAGCGAATATCCATAATGGACTTAAGCTGGGCTGTGTCGGCGTCTCTCCAAAACACGTTACCTTCCGGTCTTTCCCACGGAAGTGGTCCAGTGACCTGGATACGGTTTGATAACTCGTTGAATGCAAAATTCTTAAAATCAGGATCATGATTCAGGATAAGGTTTAAGTTGTACACGCTGTTTTCGAGTACTTGACTTCGGGGCTGATATTTTAGTTTTTCTTTCCAGTCGTCACCAAGATCTGTGAAATCCACTTCAGCTTCTGCAAGTTTTTCATTGGTAGCAAAGACTTTCACCTGATCGATTTTCATTACGAAATCACACATACTCTTAAAGGACTTCTTAACATCGTCATCTCCAAACTTATGGATACGGACGATGTCAAAGGCGTTACATAATTTAAGGTAGGCCGGGTCCTTGGCATGATGGCTGTATACGAACTTGCCACCTTCTTTGATTTCAACACCCGCCATGCTACTTGACTCGATAAAATGGTAGCGGTCCTCATTTTCTGTTGGCTCGTAAACATCTGACAAAAACACATCGATTGCCTTTGTCACAGGGAAGTAGACTCTATTAAAAAGGCCAACAACACCCTCCTTTCCAAGAGGGTCCTGTACCTTCTGATACGATACTGTATTTGCCTTGCTCTCCCTAGATGAAGTTGGAAGTCTTGTAGGATCAGTCCATTCAGGATGAGCAGTTAAAATATCATCTGGATTAAGCCAGTTCTTGTCCACTTCCATATAGATGAAGTTTCCGTTTGATGGCGTACTTGGCCAGTACATCAGCTGGTTTGGTAGATAGGAACATTCATCGAAATAATCCATACCAAGAATCTGTGCAAGATATCTTGATACCGCCACAAACTCTTCAGAGGTCACATTCCTTGTAAGAGGCAAGATAATACGCACTCTTGGATTTTCTTCAGTACTGCTATGGGTGGAGTAAAGAACAGAGGTATACTTGGCATTCAATTCATAGTTTTCAAGAAACTCTTTATCAATACGGTCTCCATCTAAAGCAATCATTGAGCGAAGCTCCACTGTATCGATTTTCCTTCGACCGCCTTTTAATACTCCTGCAACAAAACCACCATGATCTTTTGCATCATCCTTTTGAGCTTTGCTGAACTTGGCATATTCTTCTGCTGATTCTGTCGTTCGGATTGGAGTCTTCAATCTATCTTTTAGTTCATCAAATGTGATTTCTTTGTTGACCCACTTCTTTGCCTGGCGGCTGTTACCGTAGGCAATGGCTAGCTTTCTCAATTTAATAACCTCCCTTCGTACGAGGTCTTTCTCCATGTTCAAATCTGGCTTGTCTTGCAGCACGATAGGCTTTTTCTGTTGCTCTATAATCCATATCACAAAGATAGTTGCTGTCATCACCGAAGAGTTCAAATTTTCCTTTATGGTTTATCCCAGGATATGCCGCAAAGTAATCTCCATCGATAGTTTCGAAGTTGTACTTATTGGGCCAATTGCCGTTGTCATTGTAAGCTTCATTTTCTATGGACCATAATATGTCATCAATATCTGCACCACTTGGAATATTCCCAACCACAAGGATGGCTGTCTGGGACTTCCCGTAAGTATCAGGGTCATCTTTTCCCAGCTCGTAAAAACGGTTGATTTTCTCAGCATCAGCGTCAGTCATCTGACCCTTAACCTCAACATAAATATCTCCCCCAGCTCTACCATCTACCCCATGAAGAATGAAATCAGGAAGATAAGCTTGGCCATTTCCAAGATCATAGCCTTCGGGTTCATACTCGTAATCAACACCACAGAAATCGAAGAACACTGCCCAACGAGCCTCAAGCCTAGACCTGAAGAGGTAACCTTTATATTCGGTCTCTATCGCTTTAATTTTTTTCATAAAGAGTCCACCTCCTCAAAATCTTTGTTGAAGTATCTGATCGGTTGTCTACGCTTCTTAGCCTTTTCAATTTCAATGCTCATACCTTTTGAAATAACATCACCGAGTACCCACACTTCCTGGCATTTGCCCATGAGGATGATGTCCATGAAAATTGCCAGGTCGCGTTCTTTTTCATTGTTATCATCCATAAACTGTGGAAACATAAGATGCGGAGCCAGTGGAATGTTCCCTTTCTCTAGTGCAAACCGGCAGAAGTCCTGCGCTCGTTTAACATTTCCTTCGATGTCCCCACTAAAAGGAGAACAAATATAGACAAGAGGCTTGAAGGCAGGTTTTGACGCTGCCTTTTCCTCTCGAGTGACGTTACTTAGTGCTTCATATGGAGTAGGGTCATAGTATCCTTCAGGATTGAATCTATTTATGCTCATAGTACCGTCCTCCACTCTTGACCTTTTTACTGCATTCATCACAGAAAACTGCTGTACCATAAAGGTCACTCTCACCATCACTTAAAATTTCACCGATATCTACTGACACCTCTGATCCACACATGGGGCAGTGGGTAAATACATTCTCATCTGTTATTTCAATGGATATCTCCATGGAATCATTCAATCTTTCTTTCACATAAAACATTGTTGTAACCCCCTAATTTTTTTCTAATTTGGTTTTGTACCACTCCAGATGACGCTTGCGCTGCTGATAATCTGGAACAGCCACCAACAAACCAACATCCACTTTTTGTAATGTGTCTAACATAGTAATCTGCTCCTCAGACAAATAAGGCCTGATGCTTTTTCCTTTTTCAATGCCGTTTGCTAATCTGAACTGCTTTGCAGTCATTCCAACTACTATGCGATTTAACATATCGCATTCATTGCTGAAGTGATATGGCTTAGGATTTTCATGCAGCAGCTTAATGTTTGCGGTTAATAGTGGAAACTCTTGTCTTGCAGAAACAAGGGTTTTAATGAAGCACTCCATCTCATTGAACCTACGAATGTAAAGCTCTTTGAATTTCATTGCTTTTTGCCCTGAGTATCCCATCACCAGCATGGTGAACCCATCCCGAGTCATAAAATAACAAGGTAGCTTTCTGCCAGTACTGTCCTTGTAAGAATCAGATTTAAAGTTAGTATTAATGAAATTTTCACTCAACCCAGATTTGGGGTCAGTGATTTTTCTAATGTCTCGGATAACATGGTCATGACGTTTTTCAAAGAACTCCGCCACAAACAAACTATCCACTCTTGCCGTATCATTGGTGTCGGCAAACACACCATATTGGTCCTTAGGTATTAATTCTCTCATCAGAATTACCTCCTTAAATTTTTTGAAGGTCTTGACCCTTCTAAGTGGTAGCCTTGGGAAAGGGTCAAATCTGACGATTCTGATATTCTTCTTGTAATTTTTTTGTTGCTCTCTTTAATTTCTGGGTGATGTTATTCTCATCAGCGCCGATTGAATTGGCATATTCACGTATTGGGATTCCGTTGATACGGACTGCGATAAAGGCCTCTGCCCATTCTGGTTTCTTGGCAAGAGTTTTGCGGATCCAATCGCAAATGGCATCACATTCATAATCTCTACTGCGTGTTTCATCATCGGAGGTTGTACAGAGATAGTCCATGATGTTAAAAGACTCATCATCTGGTTCACCCTGAACATATCCCCTCTTGCCATTTGATTTTTTCATCTTGGGATTAGGGTCAATCCGCCTGGTTTCCCTCCGCCAACCGTTGTATTCTTTGGAGTTCAACAGGTCAAACAGCTCTTGTACAGTTTGACAACGCTTGACTTCTTCTTTCTTCTCAGGCTTAGCCTCCGCAAGACGCTGCTCATAATCGATGTCCAGCATTACGCTGTAATCTCCATCTGGAATTTCAATTGTGGTGTAGTTCTTGTGACCATTTTTGATGTTTTCTTCATACAATACTTTAATTTTCATTTTGTACTCCTTTCCGTCCTGGCATTGACGGCGGAATACAAAAAGAGCCTGTGGAGAAGATGACCACAGACTCCGCTTGTCCTAAAAATAGGCACACGAAATCACGGTGGGTGCATCTTCATTCCAAATACAGTCTTTATCACTGTATTCTGAACTCTTATGCATCCCGCCGTCCGTATGCGCACTAGGACATTGAGATATTATTGTTGGGCTTATTGGGCCCAGTTGGGTTTGTCCCTCAAAAGGGGATAAGCAGGCTGATTAAATAAATCTGTCGCTGCCTATCATTTTGGTAAATTATTTTCCACTTGTCTTTGTTTGTGCTAACGCACTTCCTGCTACAGATTTTGCAGTTTTTCCTTAGCAATTGGTCTTTATGTTTGCTTTGTATTCTTGACCATGAATTTCACCTCGCTTTCCAACCAACCTGAAATCTTGTCTTTGATGAAATCAGCTAAATGTCAAAAGAGAAGCAACATCAATCAATCTTGTTGTTCATCTCTACGAACGCATACTAATAAATTGTGAATGTGTAGATTTTTTCATAATTAGCTGATATAATATTCGGAAGAACAATTCCCTAATACCTATCTACTATCACTAGCGTTCTTTTGATTGTTTTTACACTTTGAATTATAGGATATCGGCTTGGTAGCCATAGGTAGGCACGGGTAGGCTTGGGTAGGCTTCAATAAAAGGTGGTGGAATAGATGAATTTTGTAGAATTCGTAACCATAACTAGACCTATACTTGGAGGAAAAGGTGGCGTTCATATTTATGTAAGAACCCTCTTTGATGCGATACTTACTGAAAATGGAAAAGAAATACTTGATGGTTACAGTAAAGAAAGTTACAAAGCTTATGCTGGTGGTAAAACAAGCATTAGGGATATATCTAAGGCAATGGTTCAATACGTAGATCCTGTTGAGTTTTCTTCATTTATTTTTAATACTGAAGAATCCGCTCAAAGAGCTTTATGCGAGCAATTTACTGAGTTCTTGCCAAACATCAATGTCAATAATGTTGGAGATGAAATAGCTGAACTCTTTGCAAATATAATAAGGACTGCTGCACAAACCAAAAGAAAAAAGCCAGCATCCAAAAAGGACACTGGCACGGGTTCTATTGAACTACCTGACGAACAGCATTCTGACGAAAGTCCATATTCTTCTGAAGACAATGGGCTGCTTCAAGAATTCACATCAGATTATGATGAAATAATGTTTACAATGATAGGCGAAAACTATAGTACTGCATTAATTGATATGTCGTTACCAAATAAGGTACTAGCCTTGTATAAAACAAAATGGAGTACAAAAGCTGATACCTTCAATAACCCCACTTTGAAATCATATGTATTCAGCTTGCTTGGTGAATTAAACCAACTCAGCAACTGTCTTTTGACCGATGGCGCTGAACCATTCTTCATTAAGCAAACAAGAACAAGAATAAGAAACTTATATGTCAAACTTCATCCAGATCTATTCTCTGGAGCATTTCCGTATGATGCTTTCATTGATGATTGGGACGATGGAGAATTTTATTAAACAGAAAGGAGGATGTCGATGCCAACGATAGATGATTCTATCCGAAAAATAGACAATGTAATATGTAGGCATTTGGATAATATTGATGACTCATCTCGTGGTGCTATATCTCAAGATATTTTAGAGCAGTTAATGAAGCTCGTAAATCATATCATGCTCAAGTTTTATGCTAACGGCAGAGATATCGCCATTAGCGAAGAAAATATAGCTAAAGCAGTCGAGTTTTCTCAAACAAACAGCGAACTACTTACTTTATATAAATTCCGCAATTATTTACAAATTGTAACCACCCAATATACTTTAGATGAAGACGGCTCAGAACGATTGATGCTGAAGTATTACCAATACTTGCTAGAGGCAAAGAATCTTCTTAACCACTACTACGATATTGAGGTATTACATAACATAGAAAAATTTCCTCTACATTTGGATGATACCTTACAGGAATACTATAAAAAGATTTCTGAAAAAATAGAACGTCATCCTGCGGTATTACATACTGATAGCAAGGATAAATACTATATTCAAAAAATAAAACCGCTGTTTGTAAACAGAAAAATATATTATGAAATCACATTTACCCCTATAGATGATAGAAAAAATAAATCCAAATCTAATAGAGTAATTGCTTTCACCAAACTTCCAATCAAAAGTAATTATGCATCAAAGTTTCATCTCATACATGAGACAATCGAAATATTAGGAAAAACAATGCCTATCATCATTATTGATGGCTGGGAAGTTTCCATCCGTGACTGTGAATTTCAAAATTTCATTTCACTAATAAAAGGCGAAAAAAGAAGAGTTCCTTACCCCGAGCAACGATTAATCTGTGAATTTCTTACTAAAAAGAAATTCACACTGACTGATTTAATGGACTTTCCTGATAAGGCATATGATATGATTACTATCGAATGGAAAAATAACCTTAAATCTTCAATTTTTATTCCAATTTTAGATGACTGCAGAAATATAATACAAAACGGTCGTAATGGACAAAATGTGCTACGATATCTTCTTTATAATATGAACAATGTCATTATTAAAAGTCAATATTCATCTGGCTATTATAGTAAATATTATGAAGAGTGGATAAATGCTGGGAATAGTTATCTTTCTGGCTTGTATTTAGCAAATGGTTGCAAGCAGTTTGATTCTTTACCATTTAACAGATCTCCTATTGGACATAATCCAAAATTAGGAGCCATATTTGATTGTATTCCTTGTAAGGATAGACGCCCTGAATTATTCGCCAGATTTATACGAAACAACACGGAAGGAAAAGGTCGGCTATTTACCGACATCGATGAACTGAGTAATTTCCCCGATTACCAAACTCTTATAAAGAAGTATAACGATAGTCTTTGGGATGGGCATAGACCAGCAAGTGATTTGATCCTTGAACACAATCAATTGTTTATAAATGATTACAAACTGAACACTTGTAAGATAATTGAGGAATTACAGAAGTTGGCTGAATCAGGCATTGAAAATTACTCCGATGATGTTGACATCTGGTTACTCCTTGATGATTACGAAATTGACTGTGATGAGAAGAAGGCTATCATTAGCCATATCTTCTCAGAATCAAGGGTTGGTGTAATATATGGTTCTGCAGGTGTAGGTAAATCAACGCTGATAAACCATGTTTCCCACTATTTAAACGATGCAGAAAAATTGTACCTAACACAGACAAATCCTGCGAAAGAGAACTTGATGAGAAAGATTGATGCTGAAAATACAACTTTTTCAACAATTGAAAGCTTTAAGCACCAAGGTTCTCCTTTCACAAAATATAAATTATTAGTTATCGATGAATGTAGTACTGTTAGTAATAAAGATATGGTTGAGGTATTGCAAAAAGCAAATTTTGAAATGCTTTTACTAGTCGGAGATACCTATCAGATTGATGCTATTCAATTTGGAAACTGGTTCTCTGTATTAAAATCATTCTTGCCAGAAAGCTCTGTTTTTGAGCTTACTCAGCCTCATCGAACTAAGGACGAGCGATTGCTTGAACTATGGGACAAAGTCAGACATATGGATGACACTGCAAAAGAAGTTATCGAGAGAGAAAGCTATTCATTAAAAGTAGATGAAACACTACTATCTTCTCTTGAACCAGGCGAGGCTATCCTCTGCCTAAATTATGATGGCTTGTATGGAATTAACAACATCAACAGATTCCTACAAGAAAGCAACACTAACACTGCTGTCACTTGGGATATTCAACATTACAAAGTCGGAGATCCTATTCTTTTCCTTGACTCAGATAGATTTCGTCCCATCATATACAACAACATGAAAGGCATAATCCAAGGAGTAGAAATTATAGATGCAGGCGCTATGGAAGAACGTATTCAATTTGATGTTGAAATACAAAAAACTGTAGATGAGCGCGATGTTTCAGGTTTGAATCTCGAACTTCTTGAATGTTTCGAGGAAGAAGAAAAGTCTTTAATTAGATTTTATGTTCATAAATTAAAAAGTGCTGATGAAGATGGCGAGGATTCCAGCACAGCAGTCCCATTCCAGGTTGCTTATGCCGTATCAATCCATAAAGCACAAGGCTTGGAATATGACTCTGTTAAAATAGTAATCACTGATGAGGTAGAAGAGTTAGTAACTCATAATATTTTCTACACTGCTATCACGAGAGCAAGAGAAAAATTAAAGATTTACTGGACTCCCGAAGTTGAAGAAAAGGTAATAAACCGAATCAAGCCACGAGATATAAGCAAAGATGTTGAACTTTTGAAAAAATATTTGAATTGATAAATCCAATAGAAAAATCTAGGAGGCCACAATATGTTAAGAATCAGCTACAACAAGCTATGGAAATTATTAATTGATAAAAACATGAATAAACAAGACTTAAAGGAATTAAGTGGTGTTAGTGCCGCCTCCATAGCTAAGCTAGGGAAAGGTGACAACATTACAACTGATGTACTCCTAAAACTATGTGAAGCTTTAGACTGTAACCTTGAAGATATTATCCAAACGGTCCGAGATAAAGAAAAATTATGAAAATGAAAAAGTCACTATCCCCTTACATCTGTTCGTTTGCTTTCTTATCCAATCAAAAAACCCTACTCTTTAATTGAGCAGGGTTTTATCTATTGGAAATAATTAATTCAAATCAGCAGACTGACATATTACTAACAAAACTCTCAACTGTATTGTTAATCATATTCTTCCACTCAGGAGCTTCACATCTATCTCTGTGCTGTTCGCACTCATTCATTAGATTGATGACTTCTTGAGGATTCGCTCTACTATTAATAAATAGAGCTCTAAAAAATATATTAAACTGCGCGATTGTTATTGGGATAATACTTAAACTCATTTTCTCATCATTACGTGAGTACCAAACACCAATTCTAAACGTCTCTGCTGTGTTTGAGTCAATATTATTCGCAATAAACAAACCATAGACGGGCTTCCCATTTTTTTCAGTATAGTGATTCATTAAATCAGCAACATGACGTCTTACAGGCTCTCCTTCTGCAGCTTCTTGTCTCGAATTTTCTGTAAGAGTTACTTCAATAACTATCACAAAATTTTCGAATTCCATAATTAGATCCGGACCATTTCCGGGAGCTGTGCCCACCGGAAGAAAATCCTGATCAATTTTAAATCTTCGTGCTTCATACGGTTTATTTGTCAAACTGTCAATTGCTAGAAAAGCTCGCCACAACACCCACTCTAGATATGCTGGCGTTTCACTTCGAGGAATCACGATTTCCGTTTCTTCGTCAATTCTCTTTCTCTCTCTTCTGGATGCTATTAGGTCTATGTAAGCAGCTATCTCTTCCCATTGTTCAGCTTGCTCACTCGCATAAATCTCTTCTTTAACTTTAAAAATGATATCTTCAATCTCATGTCTAATTATAGCTATATCTGCAGGAGTATCTGTTGATTTGCCTCTTAAATCAAATGGTATTCCCATAGAGGATAATTGGCCTAATAAATCTTGTAGAACTTCAAATGCTGCATCTTGGCTATCAGTTGGAAGGATGGCCCCATTACACATTGAACGATATCTCTCTAACTCACTAGTGGGGACAGAAGTGTCATTTGCCATTAATTCAGAAAAATATCGTTTCTCATGAACTAGCGCTATCCCTTTCCCCTTATTTTGAACCAGTCCCGTTGCTTTTAAATATCTAAAATTTGCATCTGCATAGTCTCTGAAAGTGGACGCTTTCAAACTATGAAGATCAGCAATTTCGTTGTATTTTAGATTATCAAATCTACGCTTTGACTCTACATCATTTCTCTCATTCCTAAAGTTTAGAATGTTGTCAGTTATTGCGTTTTTATCATCGGCACTACTAGTTGTTTGAACGAAAAGAGCCATTTCAATAAAGCTAATGGATGCCTCTCCAGTTTTTCTCTCTATTTCTAACAAAATTGCCAGAGTATGTCTCAACGGTGAAAACCATATTTTTTCGCCTCCTGATACCTCAATTTCAATAAATTGGGCAGCTAAAGCTCTCAAAAAACACTCTTGCATAGCAGGAACCGTCTCTGATCTGATTAATCGCCATCCATTTGGTGTTATTGTATCCAAGGCCCCTATATCTTCTTGACGTATATCTGAAGATCGTGGGATTTCTGGATACAAAAACCCTAGTTTGCCAAGGGCTGATCTCCACTTTCTGCCAACACTATTTGTAGCATCCGTTCCTAAAGAAACAATTCCATGTTGTCCAAGTAAATCTCGAAATGCTCGATCACCTTCTTGTTTACGAATATTACCCTGTAAATGAGAAGATGATAGTGCGACTAAACCGTCTCTCAACCTAAATGCGCTTCGTACTGAAGTATTTCCAATATACCAAATAGCCACGATATCACCCCTTTAATATCCGACAAACAGATACTCTTGAACTTTATTGTTGTTATCTCCAACCTTGTGTCCTTGATTTCCAAATGAATATCGGTAATCTACAGGTATTACTTCAACATGTGATTTATGTTTAGATAGAATAGAAACCATTTCATCTAATGTTGGTAAACTATTTGAGGAATATGACACAATTATTATGCTGCTTTCATATTTTTTGAATAATACATCAAAAGCATCTGCCGCACCATTTCTTGTTGAGAAAGGAGTTGGATAGGATTTAAATTTCTTTGTTAGAGTGTGTTCTTGAATTTCTACCTCCTTCCAATCTCTCGCTAATCCTTCAACAAAATGATATCTTCTAACATACTCATTATCTGAATATGGAGAGTAGTAAGGTGGATCAATATACACCAAATCTGGTTTTTTAATACGTAGTTTCATCGCATCAGAATTTTTTGATTTGTTCTTTTTTCCATTATCGAAAATCGAATTATTTATATCTTTCACAGCATCCAGAAACTGTTCTTCCAATGATTTCCGTAAATCCTTTCTTCCATCATTATATCTATCACCTGTATATGTAAAAATACCTCTTGGTCTTTTTTTAATACAAGCACGTATCAGTGCGGCCATTGCTATTGCTCTTTTATATGGACTTCTGATTTTTGAGATATTTAGGCGAAGCGTATCAATCAGATCATTCTCAGAATCAGTAAAGTAAAGGTCTTTAAATGTTTTTGAAACAAAACCATCAGACTCATTTGATTTAACTAAAAGCTTTTCGGCTTCGATCTCGGGCAATGTGATTGAGTTATTTTCAATCATAGCTTTTGTAAATGTTGCCGACATTGCCATGTAGTCATTGCTAACTACAGTTTTCCCTTGTGCCTTAAACATGTAACTTACAATTCCTGAACCGGAAAACAAATCACATACACTCTCAAATTCAAACTGAGAAGCAATATCCCAAATTTGCGTTAATAGTTTGCTCTTAGAGCCCATGAACCTTGTTGCTGGATATTTATCAACTTGCCTTGGTAAGGGTTCAGGTACCAAAGATAAAGTAATATTTTTCTTAGGTGGAATGTTTACAATAACATCTTCACCTTTTCTCCCACTACCATTACATGAAATGTATCTCTTTGTTTGATATACATCTATATTAAATGAACCATACAGGTCATGTACAAGTGGATGGTTTGAATTTGTAAGGATAACATGACATCCAATTTCCTGCAATCGTTGGACTTCTTTAGCTAGTTCAATGTGATCTTCTTCATAAAACTGTTCCTTGGTGTATCTTTTGAAATCTGAGTACTCGGACACAGGTAAATATGGAGGATCTAAAAAGATTAAATCATCTTTTTTTGCATGCTCGTTTAATATGTCCAAATAATCGCCGCAAACAATCGTAGCCCGTCTTAACATATTTGAGGCTGCATACAACGCTTCTTCATCACAAATATTCGGATTTTTATATCTTCCAAAGGGAACATTAAACTGTCCTTTTTTGTTGACTCTATAAAGCCCATTGAAACACGTCTTATTCAAATATATCGTTCTGGCAGCTGCATCAACTGAAGATAATGAGTTATAGTCTAAAGCCCTCATATTATAAAAAAATTCTTCGTTATTCTCGTATTTTTTAAGTTTACTTATAATTGCTTGAACATTATTGGCCACTTCTGTATATAAGTTTATTAACTCAGGATTACTATCTGCAATGATTGCCTCTTCAGGATTAAGCGCAAAAAATACAGCCCCGCCACCAAAAAACGGTTCAATATAGCGCCCATATTTAGTAGGCATCTTGGGTATAATATCTTCTAACATCTGTGTTTTCCCACCAGCCCACTTGAGTATTGGGCGTGCTGTATTATTAGAATTGTCATTTTCAGTGCTGATTTTCAGTGAATTACTCAATATATGTCGCCCCCTCATTATCGTCGTTTATTATTTCCATAATATCACCGATGTCACAATCCAAGGCTTTACAAATTCTAAGCAATACATCAGTTGTAATATTTTCGTTCTTTCCTAGTTTTGCTATTGACGCATGACTTATACCGGCCACTAAACAAAGATCCTTCTTTTTCATATCACGATCAATCAACATCTTCCAAAGTTTTTTATAACTAACATGCAATTTGGCCACCTCACTATAACAACGACTTTAATCTATGATATCATCAAAATTCAGTGATCGCAATATTAATTTCAGCGTTTGGTGAATTAAATAAACATAACACAATTTCTAAGTTGTTGCCATTTTATCTGTAATTTTATAGTCATCTTATCAACTCAGCACGTTTTTGACAGCAATTTCATCAACTCACGAGCTCTAAAGTCAATATAGCCACTCAACCTTACATTCTGCCATTCTTGGATAAGTTCCCATAAAATAAAAAACCGTGACTATCTTTCTAGCTTGGAGCCAGATCTCAAATCACGGAAAGCGCTTATTTACACATGTTTCTACTCTATCTCTTGTCTACCCTTGATAGCAATACTACCGTCTCAACGTGCCTTGAGTAGACAAAAATGATGTCGTAAGGACCTATTGGTTCCTTGGCGGAGTGGGATTTTTCTTGAAATGGGATCTCAATAATCCAATTTCCCGAGTCCTAACTTCCGCTCTTTTAAGATCAAAAGAGACCTCATTTCTGTTCGGCACATTGTAGTGCTGCTACAACTTTACCAGTCAGTAAAAATTGTGCGCAATAAAACTTTCAAACTTGTTGTGGTTTGAGAGCTTTATTCTGAACAATTATTCAATTGTCATGATAAAGTCTTTTCCATTATTAATCCGGATTTGAAGTACACTGTTGCAGTTTTTTCATCCATAATGACAATCCGATCAATCACCTTACTCAGTAACCGCTTCGTTAAATCGGCATCAGTGAACTCTTCTTTGTCTCCAAGGTTTACTATTAAAACCGCTTTTGTTTTGATCAAATACACTGTCGAGTCGGCAGGATCCGTTTTTATAATCGTATTGAATAGCTTACTCAATAATTTCATCATTTCTGATTCTCTTATAGTTGCTGACTGTTTACATTCCACAGTCCCAGCTTTCAATCGATCTCTGCACCGCCAGACAAAGGATTTGCCACTTTTATTCTGCCAGGTCACTCTATTATAAGTACCGCTGCATTTCCCACAGATGATAAGTCCACTTAGCGGATAAGCTGAACTGTATCGTTTTCTAGTGCTTCTTTCACTAACACAGCTTCTCCGTTTCATTTCCTCTTGAACAAGATAGAACTGTTCTTTTGTGATAATTGCCTCATGGCTATTTCTAACGTAGTACTTCTTTACATACCCATTATTCATGACCTTCTTCTTTGTTAAAAAGTCGATCGTATAGGTCTTTTGCAGAATTGCATCTCCCATGTATTTTTCACATTGAAGCATTTTATAAATTGTCTCGTGATGCCATTTTTCTTTTCCTGTCGTTGTTCTTATACCTTCACTCTCAAGTGCTCTCGCTATTTTATATGTCCCAAGTCCATGCAGATACAGATCAAATATTCTTTTAACAACTGCAGCTTCTTCTGGAACAATGATAAGCTTCTCATCTGCATTTTTTGTGTATCCCATAAACTTCTTGTGATTCACCTGAACAATACCCTGTTCAAATTTCCGGATAATTCCCCACCTTGTGTTTTCGCTCAAGTTTCGGCTTTCCTCTTGTGCTTGGCTACTCAAGATTGTAATTAGTAACTCCCCTGTATTATCCATTGTATCAATGTTCTCTTTTTCAAATAAAATGCGAATTTGCCGGTCTTTTAACTCGCGAATAATTCTTAGACAATCCACAGTATTCCTTGCAAACCGACTAATTGATTTAGTAAGAACCAGATCAATCTTGCCAGCATAACAGTCCTCAATCATATCATTGAAGCTATCACGGAATTTCGTACCAGTGGCTGCCTTACCTTCATCAGCATAGATACCTGCACAGCTCCAACTTTTGTTCATTCCTATTTTTCTAGTGTAATAAGCGATCTGAGCTTCATAGCTGTTTTCCTGCTGCTCAAATCTTGTACTGACCCTGCAGTATGCTGCTACGTTTAAGGTCTTGTGCTCGATTCTGATATGTGAGTCATACTTGGGATCGGGCGGGATTATTGTGATGTCCTTCTGCTGCAC